TCACTTCGCCGCACCGATCCCCGCGTCGCGCTCCTGGATAATCTTGACGGTCGCGCTCTTCGTTTCCCGGCACCACGCGTAGTTCACGCGATACCAGCCAAGGAGCTTGCCGCCCCCGCCCTCGCTCAGCCCGACAAGATCCGCCTCGGCGGGGATCTCGGGCTCATCGGGACAGTCCTTGGTCAGCGACCGATCGAGCGGTTGCGCCAGCGGCTGCAGCTGCGGCGAGATCGGCAGTTCGCGAGCGCCGGCGCAGCCGCCCAGAGCGAGCGCGACGAGCAACAGGGGCCGCATCATTTCTTCCTCCCGATGGCCCGCAATGCCTTGACTGTCGCGGGGGACCAGCCACCGCCGTACGTCTTCCCTGGCGCGAGCGCCGGGCCGGCCGGTATCAGCATCAGCGCGTCGTGCAACGCGCCTTCGGCCGCCTCACGGCGGGCGTCGGACTTTTCGGCCGCGTCGCGCATCTTGGTCAGCGCGTCGGCGGTCTCGCCGGCCACACGCGCGCGTTCCTTGTCGGCCGCGTCCTGCATGTCCTGGCGCAGTTGCGCCATCTCCGCCTTGTGCTGGGCGTCGGCACCGTGCTTGGCGATATCCATGCCGAGCAGCAGGATGGCCACGGCGAGCGCGACGACGCCGACGACGCGCGCCGCGGCGATCGAGAGACGGCCGCCGGCGAGGTCGAGCAGGGCCGGCAGCAGCCAGCCGGCGAGGCAAAGCACGACGCCGGCGACACCGACGATCCACCAGCTCCAGGACAGCAGGGTCAGCAGCTCGCCCGGGCCGACCTCAAGGGTCGCGAGGCGATGCAGCCACACCAGGGTGGATAGCCACTCCATGGGGATCTCCGATCGTCAGGTCTCTCAGCCATGTCACGAGGAGCGCGCCGCCGACGACATAGGTCAGGACGGCGGCGACGACGGCCGCGGCCACCATGCGCTCGCGACGCGTGATGGGCGGGGTCAATGCTGTCCGTCGTCGATGTAGGGCGCCGGGCCGGACGGCGGCGCAGCGGAGGCCGGGGACATCGGCGGCGGCCGATAGGGCGGCGGAGCCTGCGACCCGCCATAGGGCGCGCCGTCCATGCGGCCGTGGATCATGCGGTTGCGATCGTCGTAGGCGGCGCCGCCGATGTAGCTGGCGACGGTGGCGCCGACCAGCAGCAGCTCGCCGTTGGCGATCGTCCGTGTCAGCTCGGTGTCGACGCCGGCGACGAGCAGATAGGTCAGGTGCCAGGCGCAGCAGACGAGCACGCCGAAGACGGCGACGCGACGCCACCACCATGAGGTTTCGATCACGCCGCCACCCTCCCCGCGCCCGGCCGGTCAGAGCCGGGCGGCCTGCACGTGCATCCAGTCGAAGTTCCGGGCGCGCCCGAGGCTGACCCAGCCCTCGTCTTCCCAGATGCGCCAGAAGGTTTCGGCGTCGGGCTGGGCGAGGCGCGCGCGGTCCGCACCCCACTTGAGCTGATTGCGATCGGGGTCGAAGTCGATCGCGATACCCCAGGCGTGCATCGACGGCCGCGAGCCGCCGCGCATCGGCCGGACGTTGAGACAGCCGCCGAACTGGTCGATGCCGAGGTCCGCCCGGGCGGCCTCGTCGTAGGCATCGCCGATGCGGCTGAGGCAGCGCAGCACCGAGTCGGCGACGCGTTCATGGCAGGTGATGCGCTGGACGGCCGGGCGGTCGTCCCACGCGAGGTACATGGTCCACGGCAGGTTGATCGAAACCTGATGCTCGCCGACGGCGCCATAGAAGCTGTCGCACTCAGCCTGGCGCGGCCAGATCGGCGCGATGTGCGCAGGCTCGGCCGAGGGCGGATCGACGTCGCGACCGAGCGCGGGGTCGATGGCCTCGGGGAAAAGGTGCGATTGCGTGACCGGCCCCGGCAAGCCATCGGCGACAAGGCCGACGGAGGCCTGAAACTGCTTCACGGCGGCGATCGTCTTCGGGCCATTGATGCCGTCGGCGCGGCCGCCATAGAGCCCGAGCTGGGCGAGGCGAGCCTGAATTTCCTGCAGGCTGTGCGACATGACGTGCTCCATGAAAAAGCCCGGCGCGAGGGCCGGGCTTGGTGTCGAGAAGGGGGAGAGCCCCCACAGACGATGTTAGGGCGTGGGGGGCACCGCTTCCGCCTTGCGGGCGTCGATCCAGGCGACGATCTGCGCGTCGCGCTCGATGGCCGACAGGGTCGGCGGGACGACGAGCGGCGACGTATGGCCGTCGACAACGGAAACCCTCGTCGTGCCATCGACATCGACGTGAACAGCGATTTCGATTTCATCCATGATCAGCCCGCCTTGAAGAGGATGCCACAATAGGCCGTCGAGTTGCCCTTTACCGGGGCCACCGCCGTGAGATCAGGCCACGTCGGATAGGTCGCGGTGTACGCCAGGTACGAGATCGACGTGGCTGCGTTGCTTGCCACCTCGGCCGCTGTGCCGCCGAGGATCGAGGCCATCAGCGTGTTGGCGTCGTACACCTGGAAAACGGCGCTGCTGCTGCTGCCGAGTGCCGCGAAGAAGAAGAGGCCCGGGACGAGAGACACCGTTGACGAGAGGGCGGCGGTAATGACGCCCGTCGAGGCCGTGGTGATGTCGGCCGTGGTTGCAAGCGGGGTCCCGGTTGGATACTTCGTCGCCGGATCGCAGGCATAGATGCCGAACTGCACGTTCTGGCTGGCCTGGGCCGTGGTGATACGACAGGCGAGTTCAGGGACGCCGAGCGCTTCCTTGATCGGGACCAGGAAGCCGCGCAGGCTGTTTGCCGGGAGTGCCGAGCCGGCTACAGGCTTAACGTTGATGCCCTGGTAGAAGCGACCAGAGACGTAACCGAAGAAGTCCGCGTTGTCCATGCGAACCCACTTCGCGGCGCCGTTCGTCGCATCCCGACAGACGAAGGCGATGCCGGTGACAACGTTGAGCCATCTAGAGCCGGCAACATAACCCTGCGAATTGTCATTCGCCGCGGTCGGATCGACGATCGCAGTAAGGTTGCTGGGCGGCAGAGCATTAACAGCGCTGATGGCCGCGTTGATCTTGTTGCGGGCCGACAGGCCACCCTCACCGTTATCGAGCAATGAGAGCGCCATCAGCTGTCCCTCCAAGTGGCAGTATCATCCCATGCACCGGCGTCATCCCAGACGCCGGCCGCGAGGATCCAGACCAAGAGCACGCGTACGCCCTTGCCAGGGGCGTGGCCGATGCGACCGAGGCGGCCGAGTTGGCCGATGTTGCCGAGAGCGGTCATGTCAGGCCACCGGGATCGCGCGGAAGACGCCGTCGGCGCTGTCGCGGATGACGCGGTAGTGCGTCTCGCCCGCCTTGAGCTTCAGGTGGAACTTCTCATCCGCCGCGACGGGCAGAACGGCCGCGTTCGCGCCAGACGCCGCGCCCACGCCCTCCCCGCCGATGGCGACGTAGCACCGCTCCGTGCAGGTCAGCATCACCTCGCGGCTCTCGCCGAGCGCGCCGAAGGCGACGGCGGCCGAGGAGGCCGCGCCGGTCACCGTGCGCGTCGCCTCGGCGAGATTGTAGTCGCGCGTGCCGTCGGCGCCGGCAAGCCGGAACTTGTCGGGAGCGATCTGTTCGACCTCGAGGCCGCCGAGGGCGTGCAGCGGAACGGACGTCATGGGAGGCTCCTTATTTGCGGGTGTCCTTGCCGGTCTTTTCGCCCGGCTTGACGAGGTCGAGGCTGCAGATCCAGCCCCTGCCCCGCTCCAGATTGTCGGTGACGGTCTCGATGGTGTAGCCGCCGTCGGTACCCGGCCGGGTGCCGCCGACGATGCAGGGAGCCTCGGCGATGGCGGTGGGCGTGCCGACGATGTCGACGCGACCGCCACCCTTGTCGCGCGCCGCGTCCTTCGCTTCGCCGGTCGCGCCGCCCTTGGCTTCGTCCTCGTCGGCGCCGGAGCGCTTCAGCGCGTCGCGCCGTCCGCCGCCGCCGCCCTCGATCTGGACATCCGTCGAGCGGTAGCGGGCGGCGGCGACGTCGTACCAGCGGCCGCGCACCGTCTCGAATTCCGGCCGGCCGCGGAACGGCGCCAGATCCCAGGAGATGAGATTGTCACCGACGGTCGCATAGACGGTCGCGAGCGCCTTGCCGCTCGCCGACAGGCCGGCGGAGCGGGGCACGAACAGGGCCTTGCGGCCGACGATCTTGAACGTCGCCCCGGTCTCTGCCGCGACGCGACGGCCCCAGGCGATGAAACTTTCGCCGTCCATCGCCCAGTAGGGACGGCGGAGGCTGGCGAGATCGGCGTGGACGCTGACGCCGTCGAGGCCGGCGGCGCGGGCGAAGTCGCCGGCGGCGTCCTTCAGCGTCGCGTCGTCCTTGTGCTTGCGGCGCGGCTCCTTGGCGCCGCTCGTCGTATCCATGCCCTTGGCGTTGACCTCAAGGCGGCGCCCGCCGCCCCGGTCGCCCTGGCTGCGGACGGTGTCGACGAAGCCGCCGAAGCGCTGCACGATGCCCTGCGCGGTGTTGCCGAGGTAGATCGAAACCGGCTCGCCCTTGTCGGGCATGATGATGCGGCCGCCGGTATCATCGAGCGTGAAGCGGGCGGTGTCCGACGTCGCGCCGGCCTTGTCGACGCATTGCAGCGAGATCAGCACCGGGGCGACGCGCGCGGAAATGTCCGCGCCGCCGACGATCAGCCGGAACACAGAGCGCGACCAGGGTTGCGCCATGGTCAGTCGCCGAGCCGGATGATATCGACGGCGCGCGCCTCGTCGGCGGCCGTCGGCTGCGGCACACGGACGACGGTCCCGACCGGCAGGCGGATGCCGTGCGCCGCGACGCCGGGATTGGCGGCGAAGGTCGCCTCGACCATGCCCGGGATGTAGCGGCCATGCTGGCGCACGACGACGTCGGCGAGGCTGAAGCCGTCGTCGCGCACGGTCACGGAGACGTAGTCGGTCATCGGCTCACCCGAGGAGGGAGATCAAGGCGGCGAAGATGTCGGCGGCGGACGGCTGGTCGCAGCGCTGGCACGTGACGGTCATCTCGACCATGCGGGCGTGGCCGTCGGCGGCGAGATACGTCCCCTTCTCGCGCGTCTCGGTCACCAGCCACCAGCCGGCGACGCTGCCGTCGCCCCAGAGGATGAGCTGCGGCGTGCGCTGATCGGCCATGGCGCGCAAGAGTGCCGGCGCCGAGCGGCCGCCGAGATGGTCGGGGAACACGGCGCCGTTGATGGTCAGCGTGTCGTCGCCGGGGCCGACGTCCTCGAAGCCCTTGCGGGCGCTGATCACGTCCTTGCGCGCGAAGTCTTGCGCCGTCGTGCGCTCGTAGTCGGTCGCGTTCACGACCTGGTCGAAGATGACGGGGCCGATCGAGAGGAGCATGGAGGACCTTTCGGCGCCTCCGCTATCTCAGGAGGCCTTTCTGTTGGCAGAAAGAGCGAACGCGGTCGACGGCGCTATCGCCGTCCGCGATGTCGAGGATGGCAAAGGTCTTGTCCTCAGGGTCATAGACCCCGAAGAACGGCCGGCGACCGACGAACGCTCCGAATCGGTTCTTAGCGTTGACCAGCCCACACACATGGAGACGGCCGGTTCGGCTGGTGACCGCGCCGAGCATGCTGAAAACGGCGCTGTAGGGATCGTAGAGGCGATCTCCGATCGTCTCCTTGATGACGTCGATCTGCCCCGCAGTCAGGATTGCCGGGCCACCCTCTTGCGGCAGAGATGGCGCGCTGTCGCCCCTTTGCGGCGGCAGCAATAGGCTGGGGAGGATGTCGAGCGGCGCATTTGGATCGTCAGGCGCGGGCGGAATGCTATCGATCGGACCGAGGGGCGGGAGCGGCTGGCCCGTCGACGTCGTCGCAGACAGCACCTCTACGGCTAGCAGCCCGATGAAAAGCAACGTGCGCATGCGGACCTCCGCCCGCAACTATATGGCGACGGAACAGAACCGGCAATCACCGCCGCCCGCTGTTGTCGGAATAGGAGCCGTCTAGTCCCGACTGAACTTCGCGGCCGATCGCCGCACCGATGCCGGCGACGGTGCCGGCGCGAACCGGGATTACGATCGGATTGCGGTCGACATAGGCCTGTGCCTTGCGCCGGATCTCGTCGGCGGCGGCCATGACAGAAGCTTCGTCGACATTGGTGCCGAGCGATACAGGCTTGGGCGCCTCCACGCCGCGCTCGCCCTTCGGCGGCTTCGGCCGAGGCATCGGCGGCATCAGTTCCGACGGAATGCCGGGCTGAGCGTAGTCGACCCACTCAGGCTGTCCAACTTGGCGGTTAAAGTACGGGCCGAACGCAGCATCATAAGCCTTCTTGAGACCATCCATTTGCGCGCGGATATCCGCCATTGTCTTTTGGCGCGCATCAAGATCTTGCTTGAGCTGCCCGAGGACAGCATCGCGTCCCGCGCCCGGCGGGCCTTCCGCAACGCCGTTGTACTGACCGACCGTTTCGTTGAACTTCACACGCTCGGCTTCATACGCCGACTTCAGGGCCTGATATTTCTTGGCATAAGCGGTCAGCGCAGTAACCTGCGCGTCTTCTTCCTTCTTTTTGTTGAACGCCGCCCTTTTTTCGGGAGTATCACCAACGCCCGACAAATACTGCGCAGCGATCTTTGCCGCGTCAGTATATTCACCATTGCTTAGCTTCTCCAAAAGATCGGAGAGGACTTTGAGCGACGTCGTCACACCACCGAAGTTGGCAGTTTTACCCAGTGAGATGAGAAACTGAGCCCACGAATTGGATAAGCCGTCCAGTTGGGCCTTCGCGTCTCCCGACACCCGGGCAAGATCCCTAATCGTGCTTCCATCGACGTTCTTCAACTCGCCTTCGAGCTTCGCCGTTGCGTCGCGCATCTGGAGCAGCGCGCGGGCGCCCTGAAGAAACTGGGCGTCGGCGAACAGCTGCGGCAGCTTGGATAGATCGCCCTTCACCGCCTTGACGGCGAGATCGAGGAAGACCTCGATCAGGTCCTTGCCACTCTTGCGTGCTTTGTCCATCTCCTTACGGAGATTAATGCCGAACTTCTTGAACTTGTTGGCGGTCTCTTCCGTCTCCATTTTCTGAAAAACGTTGGCCATCGCGGTGGCGGCTTCGCCGGACGTGCCCGACTGGGTGCGGATGGTCTGCAGCATCGCGACGAGCTTGCGCAGGCCCGCCTCGCCCTTGAGGCCGGTCGCTGCGGCGGCGGCGGCAAGCGACGGCAGCTCGCTGGCCATGTCCTTCAGCTCGAACTTGCCGGCCTTGCCGCCGGCGACCAGGATGTCGAAGGCCGACTGCATCCGATCGGGCATGATCTTGAAGGATGTGCCCAATGCATCGGCGGTGCGGGCAATGTCCGCAGTGGCCGCGCCGGCAGCCTGTGCGGTGGCCGCAACCGACGGCAGCAGCGTCAACGACTCGTCGAGCGTCCGACCTGACGACACGAGAGAGTCTAGGCCCTCAACGATGTCCGGGATCTGGGCGCCGGTGCCAGAGGCAACGTCACGGACCTTCTTGCGCACTTCGTCAGCCCGGGTCGAGGCTGCATCAGCCGTGATGAGGATCCTCGTGATACGGCGATCCCAGTCGGCGGCATCCACGACCGCCTTGCGGGCCGCAAGGCCACCACCGACGGCGCCAAGCGTTCCCGCGATGCCGCCCATCGCTGTCAGGCCCCCGCCCGCCAGCATCCGCGCCGCCCCTCCCTTGCCGATGCCGCGCAACGTGCGGTCCATCGACTTCGCGTCGCGCTCGACAGTCTTCGCCCCTCCCGAGAAGTTGTTCTTCAGGCTGAGGAGGAGCGTCGAGGTGAGGTTAGCCATCGATCATCAGGCCATCGGTGCGGTGCAGGAAGTCGGTCATGTCGGGCGCGTCGGTCGGGGCCGGCTCGAAGGCGGGATCGGCGGGCGCGTCGGTGACGACCGGCTCCGCGTCCGCATCCGGCTGAGCGGCCGCGAGCGCGGCGGCGAAGTCGGCGCGGATGTCGTCGGGCAGCATGTCGAGGCCCGCTTCGATGACACGGGCGGCATCGAGCCAACGCATCTGGCCGACGATGTAGGGGCCCTCGCCGATCAGCGCCACGACCAGGTCGGCCGGGCGCGGCTCGGCGACCGCCCGATAGGTGTCGAGCGCGTCGAGCGTCGGCGGCGCGACGACGACGGAGGCGATGCGCCGCCGATCGACGGTGAAGGGATAGGCGAGCGGGACGCGCGCCGGCCGTGGCACCCCGCCTTTGTCTTGCCCCCTCTCTGGCGCGGCCATCAGCCGAAGCCCAGCGCGGCGCGCTCGTCGGCGGTGTAGTCCGTGCCGCCGGCGATGCGGGTGTGGGTCTCGTTGTCGACCTTGAACCAGGACTTGCCTTCGACGACCAGCTCGTACTGGTCGATATCGATGAAGCCGTGATCGTGGCCGAACGCCTCGCCGCGCTTGAAGCCGTCGGGCGTCAGCTTGCCGAAGCAGCCGCGCGCCGTCGCCTCGGCCCTGGCGACGCGGCCGGTCGTCGTCGAGCGCAGCACGCCGCGCCAGGTCGTGATGAGGCGACGCGACGGGCCGGCGGCGATGAGGGCGTAGGCCTGTTCGTCGAAGCCCTCGAGCTTGAAGGTGATCTCCAGCGGCTTCAGCACGCCCATATTGAAGTTGCGCGTGATCAGCGCGCCGCCGGCCTTGAACTCGGCGGTGTCGTATTCGAGGTTCGGCAGGGTCGCCGTCTCCATCGACAGCGCCTTCGAGAGGTCGGGCGCGTCCTTGTCAAGGAAGAGGTTCACCGCTTCGAGCTTGAAGAATTCGGCCATGATCGGCTCCGTTGGGTGCGGGTGTGACGGGCGGCGACGATCAGCCGAGGTCGGTGATCATCTCGGCGAGCGACTTGGTGATGGCCGTCTGGTAGGGCCGCGACGTCAGGCCCATCTTGCGGAACATCGGCACTTCCTGCGCCCGGTAGTCGACGTGGAAGATGCCCGAGCCGAGGTCGGAGACGTTGTTGAGATCAGGGTCGAAGCGGCAGACGAAGTCCGGGTAGATCTCGCCGCGCCCGGCCGCCGTCGAGCCGATCTGCTTCATGGTGTCGATGACCGACTTGATCATCTGCGTCGTCAGCTTGTACTTGCCGAAGAAGTACCGGACGGTGCGGATCAAGGTCAGCTCGGTGAAGTCGCGCCCGCGCGCGGCGTGCATCTGCACCCAGGCGCTCGACGTGTCGGATACCTCGAAGCCGAGGAAGACGTAACCGCCGTCGCTGATGGCGAAGTCGTCGCCGGCTTCGCCGCGCACGATCGGGCCGATCTGGTTGGCGAGCAGCTGCTGGCCCTCGTAGGAGCCGTCGAGCAGGTGGAACGGAATGGCCCTGCCGACGCCGACGATGCCATTGACCTGCCGGTTGCAGATCGGGCCAAACGGGCGGCCGTCGTTCTGGAAGTCGATGGCGACGTGCAGGCCGAGTGCGATGCCGACGGGGTCGGCGGTGGCGATGGTGCCGTCCGACGCCATGACTTTCACGTTGGGCGACATGACCGCGATGCTGTCGTCGACCACCGTCTCGCGGAAGGCGAGGTCGCCGTCATAGCTGACGCCGGGCGCCGCGACATAGGCCTTCGCCTTGATGGCGTTGAGCACGGCCGGCAGCGCGGCGACGACGGCATTCGACGTCGTGTCGACGGCGATGGTCGCGGTCGGCAGCACCTTGCCGGCGTCCGTGCCGCCACCGGTGAAGGTCACCGTGACGCTGCCCGAGAGATCGGAACCGGGCGTGTCGAGCACCAGGTTCACCACCTTGCCGGCATCGGCGCCGGTGCCGAGGACGGCATGCGCGGTCGGTAGCACCTTGCCGGCGGCCGAGCCGCCACCGGTGAAACCGACGGTGGGCGCGACCGTCATGTTGGAGCCGGCGGTGACGAGGGTCAGGTCCTTGGCATGGTTGACCGTCTGCGTCGTGTAGCCGGGCACGCCGATGAGGCGCGGATAGACGCCGACATCGGCGCCGGCGCGCTTGAAAGCGTGGATGCCGGTGCCGGCCGAGGCGTTGCCGATGATGTTGGCGATCGTCTCGGCGTCGTCGTCGCCCTCCTCCGTCGGCAGGAGCACGACGAGCGCCGCCATCTGGTAGTCGGCGAGCTGCGCGTTGATCAGGCTGAGGGTACGGCCGATGGCGCAGTCGGGCGAGATCAGCGCCGCGACCTTGTCCGTCGAGTTGAAGCGCTTGAGCTTGCCCAGCTCGAACGCGGCGTCGAAGTCGGCCTGGCTGGCCTTCGTCGCCTTTTCGATCGGGCCGGCGAGGCCGATGACGCTCATGGACGCGTTGGACGCCGCCCGCGGATCCGTGCTGCTGCGGTCGAGGCTGAAGCCGAGGTAGGCGGAGGTCATGGGCTAGGTCTCCTGAGACGAAAAAGCCCGCCGGGGGGCGGGCATGTGAGCGGCGGATGGTGGGCGGGGTCAGTCCGGCCAGCCCGTTTCGATATCGATGGCCGCGAGCGCCGTGGCGTCGGCGGCGGCAAGCACGGCGTCCTTCAGGGTGCGGCGGCGCTGGACGACACGAGCGTACCAGTCGCCGACGGCGGCGGCGAGCACGAGGCCGTCGGCTGGCCCGGCGAGCGGCAGGCGGATGTTCTCGACCGTGATCCAGCCGAGGGCGTAGCTCTCCGGCCAGTCGATCGACTGCGACGCGGCGGCGAGCGCCGTCGTCGCCATGGCGCCGAGATCGGCGCGACTGCCGTCGTCCACGGCGATGTGCAGCCCGCCACCGATGGGCGCGCCGGCGGCAAGCCGTGCGGCCGCGAGCGCGGTGATGGCGGCGACCGCCGCCGCCTGCAGATCCGCGAAGGATGGCGCGGGGGCCAGTTCGGCCTCTTCGTCCGGCGTCGCATCACGCTCGATGGTGGTGCGTTCGCCGCTGGCCGGATCAATCGCCGAAATGAGCAGCTTCATTTCCGCCCCCAGAGTGAGAAGTTGCCGGAGATCGTTCCGCTGCTCATCATCACGCGAAGGGCGTTGTGCGCTGCGGCGGTGTCATGACGCCCGGTGACGACGCCCATAAAGGTATCGGTGGTGACGGTGGAGCCCATCACACCGTCGACCGTCGTGCGCTTGGCGGCATCGTTGACGCGGTGGAAGTAAAAGGTACCGTGGCCCCTCTGCCCGGCAGCGCTTGCGTTGGTGACGGTACCGATCCCCGCGATGATGGCGCTCGATATGACGCCTGTCGATAGCGAGCTACCAGCCGCGGCCATGATTCGCGTGACATAACCAGAGGTCAGCCACGATGCTCCGTTGTCGGTGGACAACTGCACCACTAACGACACCGCTGAGGCGCCACTTGTGGCGGCTTCGATCACGTCGAGGCGCAGATCCGAGTACGCGGACAGATCGGTGAAGCTGATCGACGCCGCTCCGGCCGGGTTCAGCTCGCCGATCAGCGACCAACCGTGATCGGCGAAGGCGATAGCGCCGTCGGCCTGCACCGTCGGCACCTGGCCTGCCGTGCCGGAGATCTTCGCCAACGTGCCGGGCGCCGAGCCGACGAGCATCGAGCCCTTGACCACCGCCAGCGCGGCCGCCAGCACTGCTTGCGGGTCATCCAGCGCCAGCGTGTTCGCCGCCGTGAACTTCAGAATCTTGTTCGCCGTAGCCGCGCCGGCGACACCCGCGAGCGAGGTGAGCACGGCGGCGAGCGGCTGCTTGCCGCCGAGCGCCGCCGTCATGGTCGCGGCGAAGTTGGCGTCGTTGCCGAGCGCGGCCGCCAGTTCGACGAGGGTATCGAGCTGGCCCGGCGCGGCGCCGAGCATCGCGTCAAGCGCCGCCTTGACGAAGGCCGTGGTCGCGATCTGCGTCGTGTTGGTGCCGGAGGCCGCCGTCGGCGCCGTCCGCGTGCCCGTGAAATCCGGGCTGACCAGGATCGACGCCAGCGACCACGCGCCGGCGAGGAAGATCGGCACCTGCCCCGACGTCGGCGCCGCCAGCCCGCCGGTGTCGCTGAGGCCGGCGAGCGCGTGGGTGTGCGCCTGCGCCGCCTTGCCGTTGAGCGCCGATTGCAGGCCGGTGATATCAGCGATGGCGTGGCCGTGCACGGCGAGCGCGCGCAGGCCGATGGCGACGAGCGCCGCGGCCATATCGGCGTCGATCATTTCCATGGCGGTGATGAGCCGGGCGAATTCCTCGCCGCGCGTGTTGTCGACGTGCGGCTTCGGGTAGTTGCGCGTGTCCGTCCGGGCGTCGGTCACCATGATCTCTCTCCGATCACCAGGGGTAGCCGCGCAGCTGCGCGATCTGCGGCCGCGACAGCGGCGTGCCGGTCAGGGTCAGCTTCAGCCGGCCCTCGGTCGCCGTGATCTCGCCGCCCTCGAAGAGCGTCTCGACCCAGCCATTGCCGAGCGCCGTCGTGTCCGCCGGCGACATGGTCAGCCAGGTGTCGTCGGCCTTGTCGTGCGCCATGGTCAGCGACGAGCCCGACGGCAGGAAGGCCTCGACCAGCGCCTTGACCGTGACCGCGCTGCCGAGCGGCCAGACGCGGCTGACATAGGTGCCGGTCGTGCGCAGCCGGCCGGTCAGCACGGTGACGCCCGGCCACAAGGTGGGCGCCACCTTGGCCGACCCGGCGAGCACGGCCCGGAGTGTCGCGGTCTCGGTGACGAAGCTCGAAAATTGCAGCGTCTGCCCGGCGGCGAGCGGCACCACCTCGCCCGAGGCGCGCACCAGCTCGAAGCGCGCCGTCGCCGCCTCGGTCGGCAGCTCGGCCGTGCCGCGCACCACCAGGTCGGAGATGGTGTCGAGGTCGATGGTGCCGAGCGTGACGGTGCGGCTCGTCGGGGCGAAATCGGCGACCACGACCTCGAAGGCGACGTCGGAATTCGGATCGAGCAGCCACGAACGACTGTTCGAGCCGGAGAACAGATCGCCGACGATGTAGGGCTGGGCGCCGACATTGGTCTGCCGGCCGGTGTCGGGGTCGACATAGACGTCGCCGAGGCGGGCGATCGAGATCGCATGCGCGGCGTCATCGGTCATCCAGACGAAGGCGTTGAAGCTGTTGGGCGACACGAACACCGGCGCGGCGAAACGCGCCTCGATCTTGTCGCCGACGGCCACCGCGCTCATGTCGATGACGGCCTCGGCAAGGATCTCGGTCGTCGGATAGCCGTTGGCCGTCGCCACCATCTGGACGCGGACGACGCGGGTCGGATCGCCAAGCGCCGCGACCCAGAAGTTGACGCCGACGACATGGCGCGCCTCGTCGAGGGCGAAGGTCTGGGCGAGCGGGTCGCCGCTGTCGGAATGGCTGTCGGGCACGACGACACCGGCGGAGACTTCCCGGATTTCGGCGCGCGTCACCAGCGTGACGCGGCGCATGACGTCGACCTCGATCGTCGTCTGTCCGACGAAGATGGCGCTGGCGAAGCTGCCGGCCTGCCCTTCCGCCCGCACGCGGCGGGCGCCGGCCGGCACGTTGGCGGGAATCGTCAGCGTGCCTACGATCTGGCCGGCGCCGTTGGCGACGAGCGCCGGATCGGGCGTGATGTCGACGCCGTCGAAGGTCAGTTCCTCGAGGATCTCGCCGGCGCCGAAGCCGGTGATGGTATAGGCGACCTCGACCTCGGGCATGAAGGCGCCGATCTCGGTGCGCTCCGACACGACCTCGTTGATCACGGTCGTCGACAGCACCTGGCCGGAACCGCCGAAATTCTGCGTCTCGCCCGATGTCCACACCGTCGCCTGCTCGGCGGCGAAATAGACCGGCGGCTCCAGCTTCAGCCCGCCCGCCATTCGCGTGAAGTTGGCGTAAGGGTTGATCTTCATGGCGCTGGTGCGCAGCGGCTGCAGCGACAGCACCGCCTCGGTCCAGGCAAGCGTGATCGGCTCGGCCACGAACTGCTGGACGCCGATCAGATCGACGGCGAGCTGCAGCGTGTTGCCGACGATCGCCGCCGTCTGCGCCTCGCCGGCATCGCGCAAGCCGTCATCGGCGAAGTGGTCGATGAAGACGTTGCGGGCGCTGACGCGGTCGGGGACATTCGAGGCGAGGTTGGCGCGGCTGAACTGCTGCACCACCAGCTCCAGCTGGTTGATGCGGCGCCACAGCATGTCATACGTGACGCGCGTCGTGCCGTTGTTCTTGATCGCCGGCGTGCCGAGCCAGTCGTTGTCGATCTCGGCGAGCTTCAAGAGCGTCGTCGGCGCCGGCGGCGCGAGGCGGCCCTTGCGGGCGGCGATGCCGGGCACATAGCGGGTATTGCCGTCGCTATCGAGGCACAGGATGTCGGTGCGCGGGATCTTGGACTTGTAGCTGAGGCGGGCCGGCTGGCCGATGGTGCCTCCGGCGACGGTGACGGTGGTGTCGGTGATCGCCGAGGGCGTGACCGCGTCCTCGTAGCGATAGACGACGGTGTAGGTCGACGACGCGACCGGCTCGGCGCCGGCCGGCGCCCACGAGATGGCGTCGCCGGCGAGCACGAAGTCGGTGCTCGCGGTGTAGGTGGTCGCGCCCTGCGTCACCGACACGATGGCGCTGACCGAGGCATGCGCCAGCTCGTCGATGCCGCCGGCGATCGAACCGCGCGTCACAGTCTCCGTCACCGTCTTGGTGACGACGGCGAGCTGCACCGAATGGATCGCGGGCCGGTTGGTCTCGATCACCATGGGGTTGGCGGTGACCGTGTGCGTCTCGGAGACGATGGTCTCCAAAGTCGGCGCCTCGGTCTCGACATGGCGCAGCGCGGCGTCGCGGGTGCGCTTCTGGCCCATGATGTTGGCGGTACCGGCCTCGACGGCGAAGATCTGCGCCGAGCCGAGCTTGCCGAGCGCCGTCACCTGACAGCCCTCGACGATGTAGTTGCCGTGGGCATGGCGGTCGTAGAGCGCGATGGCGGCGTTGATGCCGCTGAGGCTGGGCGGCTCGGTCTGGTCGATGATGACGCCGTCGACGAGGCTGTAGACCGGGTAATAGTCGCCGGCGCCGTCATCGCCAGGCAGCGCCCAGGCGATCGTTTCGTCCTCGCGCGCCATGCCGGGCTCGCCCTCGGCGTAGCTGCCGGGCTCGTTGCCGAGGGCGGTGACGTCGTCGGGATAGTCGACGAGCACGGTGCGGAGCCGGATGCCGATCGTCGTCGAGCCGGTCATCGGCACGTCTTCCAGAACGGCGGCCGCGACCGGGCGCACATCGCCGCGCACATAGATCGAGCCGGCGTCGAGGCTGGCGGTACCGGCCTCGGTGTCGATCAGCACGCCGGCGCCGGCGACGCGATCACCATCGGCGGCGGTAAGATTGCCGACGCGACGGCCGCGCCGCTCAAGGATGCGCTGCATCTCATTGAGGTTCATGCCGAGCACGAAGCGGCCTTCGGGCATGACCATGCGGCCGGCATTGGGCAGGAGCCCGGCGGCGGCGCGGTCATAGGCCTTCGGCAGTCCGGACGGGTGCGCGTAGGGCATCAGAACCTCAACAGCATCAGGACGCGGTCGCGGACGGTGCGACCGAAGGGGATGGTGACGGCGCTGGCGGCGACCTCATGGCCACCACTCAGACCGGTCGGCCCAAGCCAGAGCGTGCCCGGACCGGCACCGCCCGACCGGGTGGCGCCGAAGACCAGCGACGCGGTGGCGGCGGTGGCGCCATCGCCATCGCCGAAATCGGTGCGGGCGTGCGCCAGGACCGCCGTCGGCGACGACGTCGTGGCGGTCCATCGTCCGGCGCCGAAGCTGAACTCGCCGCTCGCCGACGGCGCGACCGGCAGGATGGTGGCGCGCCGATGGCCGATGATGGCGCCGCCGGAGGCGCGAAAGCGGACATAGACGGTTGCCGGAGACGTGGCGAAGGCGACGAGCGCGGCGGAGATCGCGGCGGCGCGCGCGGCCATGTCGACCGAGAACCACAGGGCGTCGTCGTCGACCCATAGGCCGGTATCGCCGAACCACAGGATGTCCTCGCCGTCGCCGGCCGGGATCCAGGTGCCAAGCGCCGTCAGCTCGGTCTCGTCGAGCGTGTGCTCGACCTGATGGCAGCGGCCGAACGACCATTTCGGGGCGATGCCGTCGAGAGTGACGCCGGAATGATCGCCGGCGAGCGTCTCAGACGCCCGGCCATAGCTCGCCTCGCAGGCGCGGACGTCGTAGCCGGAGAAGCCACGCGCGAAGCGGCTGCGCTCGCAGAGCGACAGCTGCACGGCGCCGGCGATGCGACCAAGGTCGGGATCCTCGACATCGCGAATGCGATCGAGGGCGAGCTGCAGCCGGTTCCAACGCCGGCGGCGTGTCGGCTCTTCCTCGAGGGTGGCGCTATAGCCGAGCCAGCCGAGCGCCTTGGCGACGGCGGCGGGCGTGCCGCGCACGCGCTGCCAGCGCACGCCGTCGTCGATGAGGTCGTAGAGGTTCGGGATGTAGGGCGACAGCTCGCCGAGGCCGTACTGCCAGACGAGATAGGGCAGCATCATGCCCGGCGGGTTCCAATCCGCCTCAACGATGGCTTCGAAGGCGGCGATCAGCCGGGCATGAGGGTCGATGACACGCGCCGCCGCCAGCTCACCCGGCGTCGGATGCGGCAGCAGCGGCACGAAGCTCATCAGAAGGCCCGCCCGGCGAAGCTGAGGGTGACGGTGCCGATCTGCGCCGCGCCGCGCGGCACCATGGAGACGTCGGCGGTCGGCGCGGTCAGGGTGACGCTGTGGACACCGTCGGCCATCAGGCGCGCCCGGATCCAGTCGAGGGTGAGATCGCGGCCAAGGCCGGCGGCGTCGTTCCAGGCCGACTTGAGGCTCGCCGCGATGCTGTCGAGCACCGTCGTCGGCGTGTCCGGCAGAAGCTTCAGCGCCGCCGTCACCGTCACCACCTCGATGACGGCGCTCTCGACGATGATCGTGTCGTTGACCATGCGAACGTCGGTGGCGTTCAACGCAGCCGCGACGGCGGCGAGCAGGTCGGCGTCGGCGATGCCGCCATCGGCGGCGAACACCGCGACGCGCACGGCCGGACTGGTCGTCTCGACGTAGACGATGGCGTCGCCGACATCGAGGGTCGTCGACAGCGCGACGAGGCGATAGCGCGCGGCGGTGCCGCCGGTCGACCGGCCCTGGCAGGCGAGGATGACGCGCACCTTCAGGCGATCATCCGTCTCACCGGCCATGCGGACGACGTCGTAGAACGCCGCCATATGATCGATGGCCGAACCGGTCGCGAAATAAAGGTAGCGGGCGAGCGCGATCTCGTTGCCGCGGGCGCGGAGCGCCAGTTCCTTGAACGCCGCCTCTTCCAGCAGCGCGACGACGGGCTCGACCTCCAGGTCGCCGGCGTCGAACGAGATATTGGCCGCAGCGAGCAGCGCCAGAAGATCGGATTTGCGGCCCGCCAGGATCGCCTCGAAATCGAGCTGCTCGACGATCTCGGGCGTGCCGAGGGCGCCGAGGTCGGTGAGCGTGATGCTGGTCATGCCCCTGCCCTCAGCTCATCGTGCCGGCGATCGTGCCGGCGCCGCCGTCGAGCGCCAGCGACTTCGCCTGACCGCCCGTGAAATCGCCCTTGTGGCCGCGCGGATAATAGACGCCGTCGACCGTCCAGCCGGCGGCACCCGTCTCGTCGAGGCTGACGATGCCGATGCGCGTCGGCTTGAAGTTCGGCACGAACAGGAGCAGCGCCAGCGCCATCGCCCAGCGGGTGCGCTGCACGTTGCGGGCGTTGGCGAGGCGGCCGATCAGGCCTGGGATGCTGGAGCCGACATGCGGACGCATGACTCGGCTGAAGTAACCAGTGGTGAAAATCACCTCGACGCACTGCAGCACGTAGGGCCAGCCCGACAGCCGCTTCAGCGTGCGCCGGTCCATGCCGGAGACTTCATTCGGCATCGTTCGCCCTCAAAGCGGAATGCTGGAATTGCCGCCGCCGGGGACGACGCCGGTATGCCTGTGCGTGTCGCCGATGGACTTCGTGTTGTGCTTCAGCGTCGTGCCGGAGACCTGCACCAAGTCGCCGGTCAGCGTGATCTTGCCGTCCTCGATCGCGATGACCGTGTCGCCGCTGATGATTTTCAGCTTCGGCGTGGTGACGGTGATCTCGTCGCCCTTCGCGTCGATGTTCCAGTCGCCGAATGTCAGCACCGGATGATCGTCCGACCCCGGCGCCGGCGCCTGATCCGACCAGGTGAACGGCACAGCCACCGCCTGGCGCAGTTCGCCGGCGGGAGCGAAGATCGTCACCGACTGACCGACGGTCATCGGCGTGTGCGCCTTCAGCCCCTTGCCCGGCGCGGCGAACTGCGCGGCGGGCATCCAGCCCGACTTGAACGGCTCGGCGCCGGGCTCATCCAGCATCACGCGGACGCGATGCTTGGTGTTGTCGACGTCCGAGATCGTGCCTTGCCGGATCTGGCTGGAAACGCGGTGCTCCAGCGCGTGCACGCGCTGCACCATGTCGACAATCAGCCGCACGAGGTCGGTCATTCCGGGAACTCGGGCACGTCGCCACAGACGGCGATACTGGCGGAGTCGATCCGATCGCCGGCGACGCTGACGGCGGTGAAGTCGGCCGCCTCGGCGTCGGGCATGACCAGCGGGTGCGGCGTGATGCCGAGCCCGACGGCGGTTTCCGCAGCGATGCCGAGCCGTGCCGCGACCGAGCGCCACGAGCCGCCGAGCGGCGCGCGGATCGCCGCCTCGATGGCATCGGCGAGCTGCGGATAGACCGCCATCTCCGGGTCGGTGCCGAGCACGGGATCGTCGGGGATGGCGCGCAGCGCGACGAGGAAGTCGCTCCACGGCGTGACGGCTAGGTCTGGGTCCAGCACGCTCTCGTCGGGCTCGGCAGGCGGCGCGATGTCGAGCACGATCTGACGCAGGGCGATGCGCTGTCCGTCGAGCACGCCTCGGATGGCCGCGGCGGAGACGAGCGGACCGTTGCGAAAGCGACGGAACAGGTCACCCCAGCCGTCCGCGGTGTCGAGCGCGCGGGCAATCTGGTGACCGAGAATGTCCAGCGACCATTCGAGCGCGGGATCGGTCGCGGGAATGACGATCTCCCGGAAGGTCTCGCCCTCCTGGCCCGTGACCGTCATGGCCTGGCCGATCGCCGCCTCAATGACAAGCGTCACCTTTTCCGCCGCCGTCATGAGGCCGGCGGGCTTCTGGCCCATGGCCTCGTCGACATAGAGCGTCAAGAACGCCTGTGGGTCATCGCCGGCGAGGTCGTCGACCGGGGCGATGGCACTCTCGTAAACGCGCGTGCCCGCCATCGTCTGCCGGTAGAGCGCCAGGAAGGCACAGACCCGGAGTGCGAGCGCGGCGAGGAACATGGGCGGGCCTTCAGGGCTTGAGCGGGCCGACGGTCAGGGTGACCAGGCCGCGCTCGTCGACGTGCGGCGGCTTGTTGACACGGCGGCGCGGCAGGCCGGGGCGCGCCAACAAGACGACATGATCGCCGTCGGCGAGGTCGTAGCCAAGGCCGGCGGCTATGGCCGGCGACAGCTGCACCGTCTCGCCGTCGCTCTCGACCTTGGTCGGGCCGAGCGCTGCGGTGCCGCCACGGCGGCCGCTGAGCGCGATGTCCTCGACGGGCTCGCGCATGACGGTCGCCATGACGTCGCGCGCCGGGCGGGCGGGATCGGCCGAGGCGGCGGACACGCGCCCGCCCGCCATCGGCTCGATCCTGATAGCCTCGGCGTTGAGCCGGTCGACGGCGGCGTCCATGCGCGCCGCCGCCCGGTCGAAGGGCGTCGGCATCAGGTCCGCCTGCCCTTCATCAGGGTCTTCGGCCGGGTGCAGATCTGCAGCGCGTTCATCTGCACGTCGAGATGGCGGCCCTTGCCGTTCTGGGACGAGTACTGCTTGGCGTAGAGGCGCTTCGCGATCGTGTTGACGGTCTCCTCGTAGTCAGCCGGCGAGTAGACACTATCGAACAGGCCGGGGACGCCGAGCGGGAACAGATGACACTTGTCGGCGTCGATGAAGGACGTCGAGCCGACCGCGCCCCGGTAGTTCTCGAAGATGAGACCGCCGAAATCGAAGATCGGGTAATTGTCACGGTTGGGGCCGATGTAGCCTTCCCGCAGGATCTTCGCATCACCCCAGCCGTCATACGTCGCGCGCACTTCGGGATGGGACAGCACGTCATCGAAGAAGTTGTCGCCGCACAGCACATGGATGCCGGTGAACGGCACGCCGCCCAAGATATCCTGCATCTTGCGCGTGATGCCGGCGCACTTCTTGCGCAGCGCGCCGGGCGTGGGATTGCCGTTGTCGAGGTCGAAGTCGATTTCGGCTTCCTGACTGACGCCGAATTCGGCGAACAGATCGAGCGTCGAACCGTCAGCATAGGTGATGATGCCCTTGACGGCACCGATGCGGGCGTATTCCTCGGTCGCGGCGAACGAATTGACGTGCGTCGCCATGCGCCCCGCGACCTTGCCGACGAGCGTCATGAGCTGCGTCGCCGAACCGAAAGCGCGAACGTTCTGAACGGAGTCCGCCTTGACAAAATCATTGATCTCGAAGTGCGGCACGACGAACGGCCGGAGCGTCCGGCCCGGGTCCGCCTGCACGGTCGTGCCGGGGCCGCCGCGAGGCGACGGCGGAACGAGCACAAGAAGGTCGCCCTTCTTCTCGTAGCTCGCGATGGTCACGTCCAGGTTCTGCGTGGCGAACAGGCCGAGTTTCGCCAGCCGGCCGGGCACATAGGTGATGTCGTTGATCGCCCCGGTGAGAGAGGCCACCGAGAAGGCGTCGTCGTTGAAGAGATCGATCATGGGTTCGGGCATGGTGGCTCTCCGGGCCGTAACGAAAAGGGCGCCTCTCGGGCGCCCTACCAAGGGGGAGCCGACGCCTCAGCGTCGGCCGTGGATCAGCGGACGAGAATGTGACGGCTCGCGAGCTGCGCGATGGCGGCGGCCTTCTGGGCGGCCGTGATGCCGGCCGGCCACGTCAGGTTGGCGCCGATGACCTCGCAGATGCGCCGCAGCACCGGCGTCTTCTTCGTCTCGCCGGCGCCGGTCACCACCGGATAGAGGGCGATGGCATCCGCGATCTCGGAGCCATCGGTGCCGCTCGGGTCGAACGGCACATAGGTGTAGTCGCTCGGGGCCTCGACGCCGACGAGGATATCGAACGCGTCGCCGACGACGAAGTCGGTGGCGCCGTCGGCGATCGTGAACTTCACCTCCTTGTTGAAAGGGGTGCCGACCGTCGCGTTACCGATCTGCACGCCATCCGGCCCCTCGACGCGGAAGGTGCCGCCGTTCGTGGCGACGGCCGTGCACACGGCGCGATAGTTGCCGTTCTTCACCTTCGAGTTCACGGCCGGGTCGGCCATGGTCAGGACGCCGTTGCCGGTGTTGCCGGCCGAAGCCGCAGCCGAAACGGTGATGGCGGCGGGCGTGGCGAGCCGGCCGAGCACCATGTTCGGCGTGATGGTCTTCGACGCCGGAATGGTGACGTTGTCGTAAGAGATGTTGCCCGGCGCCTCGCTCAAGAGGCAATCGCCGGGGTGGGCACCTTCGGTGAAGACGGTCGACATGATGGTCTCCGATGGGTTCGGGTGCGGCGACTGCCGCTCGGATAGGGTCGCCCAGGAGTATCGGGCGAACGAGGATCAGCGGCGGCCGCCAGCCGCCTCCTGGGCGCGATTGATGTCGGCGATGGCGGCCTTCCAGGCCGATGCGCCTTCACTCTGACCGCCAGTGGCGCCCGGTGCCGCACCGATCTGGACGGCGGCGACCTGGCTGGCGAGCTGCGCGACCGGATTGGCGGGCGGCGGGGGCGACGCGCTGGCGCCGACCTTCGGCGCGGCGGCGAGCGCGGCGGCGGCCGCCTCGACGGTCATCGTCGTCTTGAAGGCGAAGTGCTGCGCCAGCGCCTCGCGGCCGGCCGCCTCGGCATGGCCGATGATGCCGCCAATGCGGGCCTGCTCGGCGACGCGGGCCTGCTCGGCAACGTCGGCGCCGGCCTGCGCGATGACCGCCGGAGCGGCGGCAGCCGGCGCCTGGGCGGCGGGCGCGGGCGGCGCCGGCTGACTGATGGCGCCGACGATGGCCGCGGCGGCGGCGACCTCGGCAAGCGACGACCCGGCGGCGCCGGGCAGCGGAACGGTATTGCTCATGCTGTCCCTCTCTTGTTGACGGCCTCGCGGAAGGCGGCGAAGGCGTCGTGCGGGTTGCCGACGATGTCGGCGAGGCCGATGCGAACCGCCTCGCGGCCGCGATAATCGAGCGCTTCGGTCTTGAGGACGCCGGCCTTGTCGATGGCCTTGCCACGACCGCGCGCGACGTGTCCGGCGAATACCTGCCGCATGGCCTCCAGGTCGGCGCGGATGCGCGCCGCGACGTCGTCGCCGAGCGGTGCGTAGGGCCAGCCATCGCCCTTGTGCGCGCCGGCGGTCAGCACGGTGACCTTGACACCGGCCTCGTCGCAGGCGCCGGACATATCCATGTGCAGCATGAGGCAGCCGATGGAGCCGCAGCCGCCGTTCTCCGGCACGACGATCTTGCGCGCCTGGCTGGCAAGCCAGTAGGCGGCGGAATAGGCAGCGTCGGTCAGGATCGCCATCGTCGGCTTCACCTGCGACAGGCGATAGATCAGGTCGGCCGTGTCGGCCACGCCCGAGATCTCGCCGCCGCCGGAATCGACCTCGAAGACCACGCCGCGCACGCCGCTGTCGGCGGCGGCGCGCACGACCTGCGCCTGAAGGCCCTGATAGGACGTCAATCCGCAGGACTGGCCGATCCAGCCACCCTTATGAACCAGCGCGCCCTCGATGGTGATGACGGCGACGCCATCCACCATGCTGTAGGGCTGGACACGGGCGGCGTCGTAGGAACGGCCGATGCGATCGTCGAGCGTGCCGGCCTGGGGCCGGATGACGCGGTGCTCGCCCGACGGTAGGGTCAGCGACACCGGGCCGCCGACGGCGCGCGCGATCAGCCAATCGAGGGCAACGGCGGTGCGTTCCGAGACGGCGAGCGGCTGGTTGAAGAGCCGCTCGGCGACCTGTGCCATGCCGATCATGCGCCGGTCCCCGCGTTGCTGTGCTGCTGGTCGGACGGGTAGCCGCCCGACGACGTCATGGCGATTTCGGTGCCGGCGAAGAGGCGGCCGGGCTCGAGGCCGTGCTGCTGTTCCAGTTCCTTCGCCCGGGCGATTTCGCGGGCGCGCTGCTCCAGCGTCTCTTCCCAGTCGTCGCCCTGCTCGGCCGCTTCGCGCTCCTGGCTCGACAGGTTGAGCGCGATGCGCTTGCCGGCGGCCTCGGCTTCCTTCAGCGGATCGACCCAGCCACGGCCCGGCATCAGCCAGCGCGCGCGTGTCCAGGCGAACCGCGCCTCCTCGAACGAGGGGGCGCCGGCCGGAATGCGGACGCGGCCGCGGGCGAAGGCCTCCTCGATGACGCGGACATAGATCGGCTGCACGAACTGGGCGGCGAAGGCGCTGGCGCGCGAGGAGAAGCCTCGCCAGATCTCCAGCAGGGCGGCGCGGGCGCTCGAATAGTTAACCTGGCTCCAGTCGGCCGACAGCTGCTCATAGGTCAGGCCGAGAGCGCTGGCGATGTTGCGCAGCGCCGCGCGGACGAAAGCGTCGAACACCGCGTTCGGGTGCGCCGACGGCGTGAATTCGATCTTCTCGCCCTCATAGAGGTAGTTGATCATCGCGCCATCGAGGCGCACGCCACCGCTTTGCTCAAGGTACTCCGCCCGCCGATCGGCATAGCCGGCGTCCTTGTCAGACGCGCCAGTGGCAATGGCCTCATCGATCGCCTTCGGGTCGTAGGGCGAGGTGACGAATGCGCCGAGCACGGCGTTCAGCACCGCCGCCTGCAGCTCCACCTCGCTGTAGCGCCCGAGCATCCGCACGCTCTTGACGACGCTGGAGAGCATGGACACGCCACGGATCTGCCCGGCGCGCGTCGCCTCGAACGCGTGCACGACGAGGCGGCGGCCATTGATGAAGCGCGGCACGCGGACGTGACGGCTGTCGCCGATGCCGGTGGCGACGGGGTCGCCGGGATGGGCAACGCGGAAGTGATAGGCGAGCGGCTCGCCATGGCCGCCGAGTTCGATGCCGTCGCGAAACGACGCCGTCGGGGTGTTGAGATCGGGCTGCGACAGGCGATCGGGGTCGACAATCTCGACCGCCGTCGACCACGGCCCGCCGCGATCGAGCCACTGGATGATGGCGAGAGCCTCGCCATCCATGGCGCGGTGGCGATAGGCGAGCGCCAGCAAACCGCCGAAAGTGTTGCGCTGCGCCGCGTCGCACCAGCAGTCGGTGTCCTCCGCCCACTCGGCGAAGGCGCTCTTCAGCTGGGCGGTGACCTCGGTCACCTGATCGGCGGTAAGGCCGAGCTGGCGGCGATCAGGACGCGGATTGAGGCGCCAGCCGGCGCCGATGATGTTGTCGACCAGCCGGTCCATGCCGGCGGACGCCCAGCCGTCGTTACGGGCGAGGTCCTGAACACGGCGGTTCAGCAGGTCGCGGTCGCCGGAGATGGCGGCCTGCGCCTGATAGGAGCGCGGCCGGTAGGCGGCGAGATCCTGATGGGTGCGCGACGCACCGGTATAGGCGCTGTCGGCCTTCGCCTTCCGCCAGGGGCGGCCGTGCGGGTCGGCGGTCGCGGTGGTCGCGGTCATGGCCAGCCTCAGAAGGACACGCGGCGGGACGCGCGGCGCGGCGTGCCGTCGCGCTGGGCGGTGAGTTCGTCGCGACGGCGGTTGATCTCGCCCTCGCTCACCTTGGCCATCTCCACCTCGCGGCCGCGATCGCGGACGCGCGTCGTCTGACCACCGGTCACACGCTCGGTCATGGCGGCCTCGATGGCCGCGAGATCGTCGTCGATGCCCATCAGGCGCTCCGGTACTTCTTGGCGGTGGCGAGCGGCACGCCGACCGCCTTGGCGATGGCGGCCGAGGTGTTGCCGAGCTTGGCGAGCGTGCGGATGGTCCGCTTCTGCGCTTCGGTCGGCACGAACTCCGGCGTGATCGCCGGCACCGGCGACGGCGCTGGCGGCTGGGCTTGCTGCCGGGTGAGGAGGCCGAGCCGCTCGGCGGCGGGCCGCGCGACGGCGCAGTGGGGCGCGACGGCCACCATCTCGGCGCCATCGGGACGGGTGTAGCTGTCGAGCATGGGCGCCTCGCGAAGGTCGGTTGGCGGCGATGTCTGGGAGGTCGGACAGCTTCGGGCCTGACACCCTATCCCTCGCGGGACCGCCGCCGCCGGCCGGGACTTGCAACCGAGCCGACGGTTCGCCGCACGGGGTCAGGCCGCGCGGCTCGGGAAAGGTTGACCATCCATGCGGCCCGGTCTCGCTCCGGCGACGCAGGTCTTGCGTTTGCTGTCCGCTCTTCGCACGGATGGTCCATCCCGTTGTCGGGACCTGTGACGACTGCTACCCCGGGCGCACTGCCGCCGGGGGCTGAAGGCCGGATTTCACCCCGGCCCTCAGCCCCGCCGCGTTCGCTCTCTGGGGTTATTGCTGTGCCCGTTTGGGCGAAACTGATGTCCGTCTCTCCGGACCGTCACGCCTAGCCCACGGCGTTCTTGTCTGCCTTTCAGGTGAGCGGGCAGCTGCCTGCGCAAGATCCATCAGCCCTTGCCTTACGGCCTACGCATGTCCCTCGCCTTGCGGTGCTTTTCAGAGGAACTTCGGGGACATCGGTGCCCGTTCGGGCGAAACTGGTGGGCCGATTTTCGCGGCCCTGCCGGATCTCGCTCCGGCTGGCGGCCCTCAGCGGGCGGTGATGCCATTCGACGGTCAGGACACGCGAATGTGCGGGTCGATGACCGCGAAGCCGAGGCCGGCGGCGGCGCGCCAGGCCTGGCCGGGCTGGTTCCAGACGACATAGCGGCGGGTGTGACCATCGAACGGTGCGACGCTCGACAATCGCTCCTCCGCCACGGCGACATGCGGCGCCTCGGCGATGATCGGCATCATCACCGGCGCCATGTCGACGACGGCAATGACATCCGGGCCGTAGCGCTGGATCGGGCTCGCCGTGAACGATACGGCCATGAGGGCGGCGAGGATGCCAAAGGTGAAGAGGAAGAGCTTGCTGGTCCGCATGAGCTTCTCCTGTGGTGCCCGGGTCCGCCGGGCGCGGTCTTCAAAGGTGGTTGCGCCGGCCAGATTCGAACTGGCGACCTCCAGCTTATGAGGCTGGCGAGCTACCGGGCTGCTCTACGGCACTGAAGCGCTGTGTTACTCGGTCGCCGGCAGATCGCGCGGCGCGGCGGGAACGAAATCGAGGTAGAACACTTCGCCCTCGGTGAACTTCTCGAAGAGCGCCGGATTGGCCACCGTCATGTCGAGACCGAGGTTGGGCGTGAACTTGGCGAAGGTGTTGTCCTCGTCGAGACCGTCAGCGGGATAGGCCTCATTGCGGCCGACGGCGGCAAAACGCAGCCGCTGTTGCAGGATGGTGCCGTCGTCCGACCGCATGGTGTCGATCCGACCGATGCGGACCTTCGCGCGCATCTTGACGAAGACGGGCTCCACTTCCGACATGTGTCTCTCCATCTGGTTAGCCGCCCCTCGCCCGCCGCGCGATGGCGGCGAGGCGAGCGGCGGCGGATGTCGTTTCCGTCGGCGGCCTCAACGCCTGGGTTTCGGCGGGCGCGGACGCTTCCGGCTCGGCAGCAACAGGGCGAGACGGCTTCTCCAGCGGCCCGCTGAACAGGTCCTGTTGCCCCTTCCGCGCCCCGTGCCGGTCCTCAAGGATCTCCGTCCATTGCTGGCGGTCGATGCGGTCGATGCCGAGCCCGTTCGGGAAGGCGCCGAAGGCGAAGGCGCGGGCGTAGACGGCGAGGTCGAGACCCTCGTTGCGCTGCCCGGAGATCGGTTGCCAGATCATGTCCGACTTGCCGTTGCGACGATCGATGCGGATCAGCACCTCGGCGGTGAGCTGCCGGACATAGGCCTCGTCGACTAAGTCCTGCGCCAGGTGAATACGGCCAGGGTAGTCGTGCTTGCCCTCTTCCAGCGCCTTGAGCGCGTGGCTCAACCACGTCTTCAGGTCGTGGGTATTGGTGAAATAGAGCGGCACCCGATAGAGCAATCGCCCCGTCGCGCTCTTGACGTCGACCCGTCGCGGCGTGCCGATGATCGGCGCGTTACGATCGCTGGCGCCCTTGAGCGCGCGCCATTTCCGCTTCCCCCGCACGAACTTGTAGACGTCTTGCGTCCAGTGGCCACCGGAATCTATCACACACAGATCGGGCTCGATCATCTTGCCGCCGGCGTGCGGCCAGGCCCGACCCGCCGTATCCGCTAGCTCCTGCCACGGCGCCGGCGTCGCCAAGTCGCCAGGGATGACGCCGCCGGCGATCAGCCACTGTTCCGGTGTCACCGACGTCGCCGGCGGACCGAAGCCCCAAAGCGCCCACTCGAACCGGTCATCCTGTGTATCGACCGCGAACACCAACCGGCCGACGGTCGGCGGCACTACGTTGCGCGGGTAGTCCTCGGCCGCCTTGACGATCTTGGCCGGATCGAGATCCGATGCGTACTCCTCGTAGCTCTCGCCGAGGGTGAGATTGACGAAGCCTTTCTCCTGGTCGGGCTTACCTTCGACCTCGACATAGGTCGCGGCGATGGTGTCCCAGTCGGTCAGAAGCGACGACAGCGCGTTAATGAAATAGCTCGGCTGGCGGCCCTGGCCCGGCTTCGTCGGCTTCCACCGACCCGCCAGCACCATGGCTTCCTGCTGCCAACTGTCGATCTGCGCGCCACAGCACTGCGCCATGTAATGCGCGTTGTGCGGCGCGTGCCGCTCGAAGCGCAAGTGCTCGAAGCGGAAGTCGATTTCCGCTCCGCAGTGCGGGCACGGCATGACCCAGATGCGTTGATCGCCGGCTTCGTAGGCCCGATCGATCCGGCTCTTGCCCTTCAGCGCCGGCGTCGAGATGACAAGTTTCTTCTGTTGGCGCAGGCGGGTGTACGAGAGCTGACGCGCGTCGAGCATCAGCATCGGATCGCCCTGCCCGTCCAGGTCGTCCGGCCAGCGATCGACCTCGTCGGCGACGGCGAAGCGACAGACCTTCGACGATAGGTCCGTTGCCGAATTGGCGCCCGTCAGGATCAGCGGGCCGCCGGGAAACATCTTGGTCCGGGTGGTGGACCCGGTGCCGTCACGCGAGCGCTGTGGCGCGATCCTCTCGGCGATGGGCTTGCAGCCCTCGATCGCCGGCGTCAGGCGCTCCTTGACGAAGTCGACCACCGACTGCACCGTCGGCAGGACGTACATCGCCGCGTCGGCGTCGTCGCTGTCAAACAGCGAGAACAGCCAGGCAATACCGCCCGTCGTAAAGGCCGTCTGGCTCGATTTCTTGACCGCAACCACCGTCCAGGGGGAGTCCGGCGACAGCATGTCGAACGGCTCGCGCAGGTGCGGCGTTCTGGCGAAGTCGATCAGCTTGCCCTTGTGCGGGCCGGCCGGGACGACAAAGTTCTTCTCCATCCACTCCGACGTGCGCCAGCGCTTCTTCGGCCGGATGCCGCGCGCAAACGCCTCAAGCCAGAGTTGCCTTTCGCTCTGGAAGCTATTGGGGTCTGGTTGATGTGTCATCATCCACCAGCGACTTGACTATCGCATCCGCTGCGTTGTTCTTGGCTTCCGCAACTTTCTTCCGCATGAATGCATCGATCGCGTCCACGCCGCCCGTCTTGGATAGCGCGTCGAGTTGCTCGGATAGGTGCAGGAACGTGTCGAACTCACGACCGCAAACCTGCCCGGCCTTTTCCGCGCCGGAGAGGATGGGAGCCTTCTCCACAACCTCGCCGCGCTCTCGCGCGAGCCGGAGGTTGAGGAGGGCTAGGCGAGCCTTTTCACTTTCCGATCGCGCGCCGTAGAACGCGTCTGCTGCCGGAGGCGTTGTTGCCTTGTCTTCCGGCGGCGGGGCGATTGCTTCGGCCAAATCCCGCTCTAGTTCGGCCGCAGCCGCTACAAGAGCCGCATCATCGATGCGCGCCCGAGAAAGCTTGAACGCCTCGAAAGCCTCGTCGGGATTGACGAACTTCCGCCCTTCATAGGAGGCGTCGACCCGCAGGCCGGCCTCGTCGTAGACCGGAATACGGCCGACCTTGATTGCCTTCGCCACCCCCTGGCGCGTGATCCCGACCTTTCTGGCGAATTCGGCAGGCGTGATCATGAGGCGTGTCAACTCACCGGGTTGCCGTCAACCTCCGCAACCGTGTAAACTCTATTTTTCGGCACAAACACTAGCGTTTTTTCGGGCTGCGCCGGCAGCGCGGGGCGTCGTTTTTGGGGGAAGGACCCGTGAAACATCGATGTTTCACAGGCGGAGCGGGCCGTGAAACACCGCGTTTCACATGCCGCAGCAGGGTGCGTCGGTCATGCTCCGCCGCCGGCGAGGATGCGGGCCAGGCGGCGCCAGATCTGCAGATCGAGTTCGCGAGGGCCATCCCGGTTGAAGGCGGCGGCAGTCTCCGCCTTGACGATCTCTTTCGCGGGCGACGGGCCGAACAGCCGTCGCCCCTTTCCTCTCGGATGTTCCGGCAGGATCGCCCGAAAAATCCCATCACGGCCTTCATACGACCGTTTGAAGCGGTGCGCCACGCCCCAGACGTTCGCCGAGACATTGTCGCCGAGCGGCTTCAACCCTTTGAAGCGCCCCATCTTGTCGCGCTTCTGGATCTGCCAGATCAGTTTCGGATGAAACCGCCTCGGATCGACCTTGCGTGCCCGCACCGGAAAGTCGGTGATCGGCAGGCCTTTGCCCGAGCCGTCGATGGCGTACTGCATTCGACCCGGGATATAGGACCGCGTCGCCTTCACGATGACCGCGTAGCGCTTGACGCCTGTTTGCCGCTGCAGCGCCTTCCGGACGACTGTGCGGACCTTGTCGCCAGCCGCGCGCGCGCCCTCGTGCAGCGCCCGCTCGTAGCGGGCCGGGCTCGCCAGCGTCTCCGCCGACCGCATCATGGTCAGCAGGCCCGAGCCATCGTAGCGGGCGACGATCTGGATCGCGTCAGCCACCTGCCGCTCCAGTCACGCAAAAGCCCCGGCGGCTTTCGCTCCGGGGCTCGAATTTCTCTATTGGGACGCTGGGAATATGCGTCAAGATGCGACCGGTGTCAACTTCGGTCTTTTTGGTTGTCAACTCAAGGCGTTGACGTCAACCGGTCCACGACGGGTTTCCGCCATTCTTGGGACGTCCCACGGCGCGGGCGACGCGGCTGGTCCAGTGATTTGGTGCGCCTCCAGCTTTCCAGCGAGCCGATCCGCCACCCGGACAAGGCCAGCCCGCCACGCGGCATAGAGCCCGCGCATTCGAATGACGTCGTCCAGCGACCGCCGATAGGCGTCGCGGTCGGCGATCCATCGGCCGGAACTGTCGCGCGGCCGCTCGGAGAAGTCCGCGACGAAATCGTCCACCACGTCGGGCCGCTCGGCATTGCGCGCGTTGGTGATGATCAGGATAGCCGGCTCGATCGTCTCGCCCAGCACCACCACGCCATCCCGCACCAAGGCGCCATCGCTGCGCTCGCGGAGCCCGGCGGCGGCGAATTCATCCTGCCACGTCAGACGGATAGCCCCGTCCGCTCCGATCTCCATCAGCATCGCCGGCAGGGCCAGCACGGCCTCGTGCAGCGTCAGCGCGTCATCGGCGACCGCCGACGCCGACGCGACACTGCCCGGCCCGCCGCCGCGCCAGCCACCGCCATCCACCCGCACACCAAGCCCGGCGATGGTGCCGAGCGTGCCGGCCCCGATCCCAGCCGGCCCGCGCCGCCCGACGGCGGCGAAGATGGCCGCCGTCATCCGCTCGACAGCCTGATCGCGGTACGCCCACACGGCCAGCTGCTCAATATCCACGATTTCCGCCATTTTTCGCTCCTTTGGGAGGATAGGGATGATGTGGGAGGATCGACACAAGCCGACCCGACGAAAACAACGCACCGCAACCCTCTGTTCTTTCTTCTCTTTTCTCTCTCATTCGGATGATAGGGAGTATAGGGAGGATGAAATCCATAGACGCGCATGAACCGACTTCACCCTTTTTCACGCCTGCCAGTCGCCACAGGAGCCCCGCTCCCCATCGCGCATATGTAGCGCGCGCGAAAAACCGTCCCTGGCGTCCCTACACTCCCGGTGGCGGCCGAAAACGGCTGAAATCCGCCCCCTGTCCCCCGCCGCAGATATCCTCCCAGCCGTGCCATTATCCTCCCTAGGATCCCAATCGTCGCTCGCACCCGATGGGGGAAGCCGGGGGCGCGCTTACCGTCATGGGTCGGGAACGAAGTAGTCCTGCCGGATCAGGACGCCGAGGTAGAAGATCGAGGACGACTTTTGCTTCTCGAAGCCCGCGCGAGCGGCGGCATCCGGGAAGCGGCGCGAGAACGCCGTCTTGTTCAGCGGCGTCTTGACCGCCTGGTTGCACCACACCTCGTAGGCCTTGTAGAGGCTGGCGAAGGCCGTCTGGTGCTCCGGCTTGAGCGTCACCTCCAGCGCCTCCCGGATGAAGCGGCCGAGGTCGTCGCTGTCGGCGCGATAGTCCTCGGTCGCGGCCACCACCTCCTCCGGCGGCCTGAGCCCGCCGTTGTTCAGGTAGTCGAGCAGGCCGTCGACGAGCCAATTGAGGATGCCGGAGCGCTCGGCCGCGAGCTTGTCGGGCAGGCGCTTGTCGCGCTCCTCCTTCGGGATGATGACCGTGAACGGCACCAGGTGGACGCGGCGCCAGATGCCGAGGTCGTCGCCGCGGATGGTCGGCTTCTTGTTGACGCTGATGAACAGCTTGAAGAGCGGCCGGACGGCGTTCGATTCCTGGTTCAGGCGGCGCAGCAGGATCGGCTCGCCGCCGGTCAGCTGCTTGATCAGGCTCTCGTCGAGCGGCAGACCGGCCTTCGGCTCGGAGGCGCGCACCATGCGGGCGCCGGGGATACCGTTCAGGTCCGGCGTCGGCTGGGCGCCCTGGCGCGGCTGGTCGTTGACCAGCGACATGACCGGCACCGTCGTCGCGTAGTCGCCGAGCAGCTCGGCGATGGCATCGGCCAGCGTCGATTTGCCGTTGGCGCCCTCGCCGTGCCAGATCCAGAAGCATTGCTCGGCGACGATGGTCGTCAGCGTCAGGCCGAGAGAGCGCTGGTTGAAGCCCCGGACGCTCTCGATCGGCATGATGCGCCGGATGAAGCCGTCGAACACGGTGGCCACGGCGTCGCGGTCATATGTGACCGGCGCCAGCTTCGTGTTCAGGTCGTCGCGCCGATGCGGGTCGAGCTGCACCCGCCACTCCCACGCCTTGCGCGGCACGTCGGGATCGGGATTGTCGGGGTCGTCGACCTCGACCTTGCGGAAGCGCAGCGTGCCGTTGAGCACGTTGAACGCCATCTCCTCGGCGTCGAAGTCCTCGAGCGGCCGCGAGCGGTAGGGCAGCGCTTCCGAGATCATGGCGTCGAGCTTGCCGGCGTTGCCGGACGACAGGGCGAAGCGGCGGCGCTGGCCCTTGCGCGCCTGAAACTCCTTCCGGGCGCCCTCGCCCGCCGCGATCGTCTCGTCGAGCGCGAGTTCCTCGAGCCTGAGCGCCCGCTTCAGGCGGGCCTTCTCATCCTTGCCTGTCTCGCTGTCGTCGATCTCGGCGATGCGCTGGGCAATCTCGCGACGGCGCTTCTTCGCATCCCTCATCGCATCGATCAGGAGCTTTTCCTGCGGCGTCGCCTCCATGACATACGCCTCGCGGCCGATCGCTTCGGCGACCTGATGGGCCAAGGGCCGCAACACCCGGCCGTCGACGTCCTCCGCCCAACGGCGGGCGTCGAAGACGTACCAGCCGATGCGCGGGATATGGACGATGTCGGCGCCGTTCCGGTGCAGCATCCGCCGGCCGTTGCCGATGTCGTTCGTCGGCTCGTCGATGCAGGCGCGCAGGTGCGGATCTTCCTCGAAGACGTCCGGATGCGGCGGCGGCTCATCACCACCATGGCCGCCACCATCGGCGAACGCGGCCATATCTTCTCCGGCATCCTCCCCATCGTCTTCCGGTTCCATCGGGGGATCGCGGGGGGCCTCACCCTTGAACGGGATCGCTTCGGCGCCCTCGACGGCGTCGGCGACGAAATCGGCGATGGACCAGGGCTTGCCGCCGGCGGCCTCGCCCCCGGTCTCGGGGCTGTTCTCGGGCTCGGGCTCCGCCCCGGGGGCCTTCGGATCGTCCGTCATGATGCGCTGTCCTTAAGGTCCGCCCCAGGCCGGCCGGGGCGATGCGCGCCGCAGTACCAGCGGCCGCGTTGATCGAGGAGCATCCGCACGCCGTAGCCGAACAGGCCGACGCCGCCGCAGATCTCGCAAGGGTGGGTGAAATGTGCCGCCGAGGCGGGCTTGTCTGGCTGAGTGGGCGCGCGGACGCCGGCGGAGATGAAGAGGTCGGTCATTCCGCCGCCTCCGCCACCAGCTCGCGCCGGCCGTTGCATTCGGCGAGCAGCCGCACCATGCGCGGCGGCACGCTGTTCCCGACGAGGTGGTACTTTTCGGTCTTGGTCAGCCGGCGCGTCTTGCCGTCGATCGTGATCTGATCGGGCAGCGAGCCCGGCGCGAACCCGTGCGCCGCGGCACCCTCTTCCGGCTCCAGCATCCGGATCAGGATGTCCGTCATCACCATCTCGACGCCGCGCACGTCGACCGTCACCAGCCCATGCCGGGCCTTGGCGGTCAGCGCCGTCAGCGGATCAACGATGTCCTGATCCTGCCCGCCCTCGCTGTAGTAGCGCTGCAGGAACGCGAGGATCAGGTGTTCATGGCCACCGCCGGCGGTCTGCGTCGGCATTGGGCTATCGATCGGCTGGCCATGGGCATCGGCGCCACGCATCCGGCCGAGGGTCACGGCCGCGACACCCTGCTGGCCGCCGTTGGTCATCAGGGTCGATATCGGGTCCACTGGATCACGGGCCGGAGCGCCGGCGTGCGATCCTGCGGTGTGCTGCTGGAGAAATGCGGCGACGAGTGCCGCCTTTCCACCCCCCGCGACCTGCGTGGCTGCCGGCTCCTCAATATCGAGCGCCCGCGGCGCCTGCCCCGCGCGCTCGCCGTAGCCGGTCGCCACGAGATGCGCGGCGACGACAATCCGATCTTCTTTCGTCGCCTGCGACCCGGCGGGGTCTTCCAGGCTTCGCGGCTCGGACTGAGCGGCACGTCCGCCGGCGCCGGCGGTGAGCGGAGCCAGCGCTGCACCGGCGACGCCGATCGGAATGGCACCGCCGGGACGTATCTCGAAGCTATTGGCCGTGACCGTCGGCATCGGATCGAACATGTCGGCACCGGTGGCCCCACCGCGAAACTTGGTGATGTGCGGCGCCACCAGCGCCAGCTCGCCGCGATGCGCCGTCGTGATGGTGCGGAACGGCTCGTCGGTCGGATGGCCGCGCCGATCGCCGCCGGAATGCGTGATCGGTACGATGAACGGTCGCTTGGCGCCGATGACGTAGCGCATGACGCCGCGCGCCGTCCGACGCTTGGTCGCGTCGGCCAGTTCCTTCGGCCGGCCGAAGATCGAGCGCATCGGAATCGACCAGTCGATGCAGGTATGCGCGCCGACCCACGGCCGGAGCTTCAATCCGCGCGCGAGGTGGCGCGGCGCGTGGGTCCGCTCGGGCCAGACGATCGGCGAGCCGTCCGCCTGGGCGACGCCGAAGAACCGCTTACGGATGGTCGGCACGCCGAAGTCGGCGCAGACCAGCACGCGACCCTCGAAGCTGTAGCCGAGGCCGGCGAGGTGATGCAGCCAGGCGCGCCAGATGCGGCCGCGATGACGCGGATCCGGCACCAGCCACTGCTCACCGACCGGCACCCGCTCGCCCTTGGCGGCGACCGTTCCGTCGAGCCGGATCACACGCCCGGTCGCCGGATCGCGCTTGGCGATCAGCGGCCCCCAGGTCTGGATTTCGGCCACGTTCTCCAGCGTGATCGTCTCCGGCCTGACCGTGCCGGCCCAGCGGCAGACGATCCAGGCGAGCGAGCGCCGCCGCTTGCTGACGGGCTTGCCGCCCTTGGCGACGCTGAAGTGCGTGCAGTCGGGCGAGGCGTGCAGGATCCTCACGCCGCGTCCCTTACAGACCTTGCGCGGATCGGCCTCGAACACGTCGCAGCGCAGGTGCGTCGTGTGCGGGTGGCGCAGCTGGTGCACCGCGACCGCGACGGGATCGTGGTTGATGGCGATGTGGACTGGAAAGCCGGCGGCCTCCAGCCCGTCGCAGCCGCCACCCATTCCGGCGAAGAGGACCACCGTCAGACGGTTGTCGAGCGCGAACGTCTGGTTCATGCCGCCCGCTCCTCTTCCGCCGCCAGCAGGTCGAACAGCGTCGGCACCGCGATCTCGCGCGCCATGGCTTCGACCCAGCGACAGCCGTCGACGAAGTAACCGGGGTTCAGTTCGCACCCCACGCCGAAGCGACCGTGCTTGACCGCCAGATAGGGCACCGTCATCAGGCCGCCGAACGGGTCGTAGACCACCTCGCCCGGCTCGGAGCGCTGCAGCATGACGCGCTCGACGATGTCGAATGGCAGCGGGCAGAGGTGCTTTTCCGCCCCCTTCGCCGCCTGCATCGTGTTGAGCGAGCGCATCTGCGCGATGTCGGTCCACACGTCCGGGTGCCAGGAATGCACCGGCAACAGCGCAAAATCCGGCGGCAGTTGGCCAACGATCTCGCGCGCCTCGCCGATCTTGACGTGGTGCTCCAGGTCGTAGACGGCCTGAAGGTTGAACCGCTTCCACATGCGATAGGCGATGTCCGCGTCGACGCCGACGAGGGCGTCGGGCTCAAGCAACCGATCGCCCGACGAGCGCCAGAAGCCCGCCGCATCGAGCTGCCAGCGGGCGCGGGTGTACGTGGCCTTGTCCTTGGCCACCGGCGCATCGGCATAGCCGTTGGTCGCGTCGGTCACCGGCTTGCGGAACACGAGAACGTATTCCGGCATGCCGTTGCCCATGCGCGTGCCGTCCTTGCACTGCTCGGACCAGCCGAGGCGATAGGTCTGGGCGTTCTCGCGCACGACGTCGGTGACGTTCGTGATCCGCGACAGGAACGCCCAGCCGTGCCGGCGGAAATGCGCCACGCACTCGTCGGAGAACGGCGCCACCGTCTGGAAGCCGAGTCCTGTCAGCCCGCCGGGCACGATCCGGTCCTTGACATGCACCACGGCGCAGCGGCCGGGCTTCACCACCCGCAGCAGCTCCGGCGTCAGGAAGTCCATCTGGCGCCAAAAGTGTTCGTTGTCGTCGGTGTGGCCGAAGTCGTTGAAACTCGGCGTGTACTCGTACTGCGTCGAGAACGGGATCGAGGTGACGACCAGATCGACCGAGTTGTCGGGCATGGCCCGCGTCTCCTCGACGCAGTCATTGTTGATGAGGCGATAGCGCTCGCCGGACACCTCGACCCGCTCGACGCCGAGGGAGCGCGTCAGCGTCTCGGCCATGGCGGCGTGGCTGAGGCCGTATTCCCGCATAATCCGCGTCATGTTCTCGGCAAGCTCCCTGTGGCGGCTCCACTTCGCCTCGAGGTCGCGGCGCACCTTCTGCTCGGCCTCGGTGTAGATGAGGTCGATCCGGACCCGGAACCGCTGGCCGAAGCGCTGGATGCGGTGGATGGCCTGAATGAAGTCGTTGAACTTGAAGCCGATGCCGAGGAACACGGCCCAGCTGCAGTGCCGCTGGAAATTGCAGCCGGAGCCGGCGATGACCGGCTTCGCCGCCAGCTCCGCGAACTGGCCATCGGAGAAGCTGACGATGGTCGCCTCGCGGACGTCGAGATCCTGGCTGCCGTAGACCGAGCGCGCCGACGGGATCGCCGCCTCGATCGCCCGGCGCTCATCCTCGAGGTCGTGCCAGATGATGCGATGCGCCGTCGGGTCTTCGGCCCTGATCGCCATCAGCCGATCGATGCGGGCGGCGAGGCTGCGGCGCTTCTCCTTCGCCGCGTCGACGACACCGATCGCGGCTTCCGTGAAGAGCCGCCCCTGCCCCGACTTCTCCTCGCCGGCGGCGGAATAGTCCGAGGCGATCTCGTGCCAGCGGATGTCGATCTCCGGCAGGATGTAGCCGTCGTCGGAAAAGCCGAGATCGCTCGGCCGCTGGATGTAGAGCGCCCAGCTCGCCACCCACAGCCAGAACTCGCGCTCCTTGTGCGGATGCAGCGTCAGCTCGTCGGCGGCTTCCGAATTGCGCTTGAAGAACCGGGTCTTGGCCTCGCCGACGTCCATGACGCCCAGGAAGGCGGCATAGGCGAGCAGCTCAATGAACTCGTTGGGCGACGGCGTCGCGGTCGCGACGAAGCGATAGGGCACGGACTCGAAGACCCGCATGAACTCGCGGAAGGTCTTGGTGCCGCCGAAGCCGCGCAGACACGAGGCCTCGTCGAGCGAGACGCCGACGAAGGCGGAGGCGTCGATCTTGCCGTCGCGCGCCGTCTCGTAGTTGGTCAGGTGGATGACGCCGGGCTCCAGCTCCGCCATGGAGCGGATGAATTTCAGCCGCACGGCATAGGCGCCGGTGAAGCGCAGCGCCGCCTCGATCATGAATTCCTGGCGCACGCCGAGCGGCAGCACGATCAGCGCGGCCTCGCCCGGATGGCGGGCGAGGATCAGCCGCAGCGCCTCGATCTGCATCCAGGTCTTGTGCAGGCCGAATTGCGCGAACAGCGCCCGCCGGCCGCCCTGCAACATCCACGGCACGATGGCGCGGCAATGCGGCTTGCCGCTCGGATTGACGTCGGCGGGGTCGACCGCGAAGCCGCGCTCGGGCGCCAGCCGGATCTTCGCCTTCAGGAAGTCGAGGTAGTCGGGCTGGGCGGTCATGCCGCTTCCCCCGCGTCGGCGTCGAGATCGGCGCCCGTCGCTTGCAGCCACGCGGCGGCGTGCATCCGCTGCCACGCGACGGCGTCGATGCCGGCGCGCTCGGCCGCGATCAGGGCGAGGCCTGGGCCGACGGCGACGCACCACGCATCGCCGATGACCACGATCCGCGACGACGCCACCAGCCAAGCGAACCCGCCGCCGCGCCGCGCCACCACCTCGGGGAACCGGTCGAAGTCGCCACCGATCACGTCGGACGCAAGGAGATCGTCGAGGATCGGCCATGGCAGGCTGCGCCGCGACCCGGCGACGAAGCGCACGGCGCGGCCTTCGTGCGGCACAGTCGCGACGATGCGCTCGGGGGCGATCGGGAGATCATGCATCATCGCCCTTCCTTTCAGCCGAGGCCGGCCGGTAGCCGCGCAAGCCCAAATCGTTGAAGTCCCAGCCCTCCGGCGGCCAGGCGACGCGCTGCGTCCGACCGTGGCGGGCGTTGCGGGCGACGGCGCGGTCCATGACGATGCGCGTCGTGAACGGGTCGCTGTCGCCGTCGGCCAGCCAGGTCATGTCGATGACGCTGTCGGGCACCGGCATCGCCGGCTCGTCGAGGTCGGGCGTCGGGCCGGGCACCGAGCGGGCGCGGCCGAGCGCGCCCTTCAGCGTCGGGTGGCGGATGCGATCCGACGTGTCGGCGGGGCCGGCGAGGTTGCCCATGTCGACGCCCGACCACCACGCCGCGCCGTCGCGCAGGCGACCGGCGGCCTTCAGGCACGTCCAGACGAAGCCGACCGTCTCGATCCCCTCGCCGGCGTAGAGCAGGCGCGGCCGGGGCACGCGGATCAGCTCGATGCGGCCGCCCTTCTTCGAGCCGCGCACCTTCTTCGCCGGCAGCAGCTCGCCGGTGTCGGGGTCGAAGATCTCCGCCTTGCCCTTCGGCTTGGTCAGGTCGAGATAGGTGATGTGCAGCCCGCCGAAGTGATGGTCGGGGCGAAGGATCGGCGCCAGCATCGCCGGGCCGACATGGATGACGCGCGGCCGCTTCTTGCCGGGCTTGGCCGCATCCGGATCGTCCTCCTCGCCGTGGAAGTAGGAGAACGCCGGGGCGAAGCGCAGCCGCGCATGCCGCACGAACTCCGGGTCGATGTGCCGGATCTCGCAATAGCCCTCGATCGGCGAGCCGGTGCCCGGAAGCGCGCCCTGGTACGCCTGCCACAGCCGGCGCCGCTCCCACTCGCGGAACTTGTTGTCGTCGCGCGGCGCGGCTGCCGGCGCCGCCGGGCCCGGAGCGACGGACGCCGAGCCGCCGAGCCATTCGGCCGCGTCGACGAAGCTCAAGCCGAGCTTCCGCTGCACCAGCGCGATCGTGTCGCCGCCCTCGGAACAGGCCGCGCACATCCACGCGCTGTCCTTGACCTTCAGCTCGAAGCACGTCGCGGTCTTCGGGTGGCCGGAGCCGACGCCGCAGATCGGGCACGCCCCGATGAGCTTACCGCCGGAGCGCCTGAGCGGGCCGACGCCAAGGCGATCGGCGACCTTCGCGATATCGAGGCGCTTCAGCCGGTCGAGTTCGGCGGGCGAGAACCGCTTGGGCGCGCTCATCTGCCCCTCACTTGCGCGTCGCGCAGTAGAGATAGAGGCTCGGGCCGAGCCGGATCTGGCTGAGCGCCACCCGGCCGGACGCCGCCAGCTCCATGGCCGTCTGGCGGTAGCGCCGGGCCATCAACTGCCACTCCTCGCCGGCGACGGCATTGTCGGGGCCGCAGTCGTAGGCGAGGTCGCCCACGTGGTAGACGACCCGGTCGCCCTTCGCGGCCGAGCGGTCGAGCCACTGCGCCATGCCTATGGGCCCGGCGAAGGGCTGGCGCGCCTCGAACAGCGCGCGGATCGCCTCGACCATCGGCGGCAGTTGGTCGCGGTCATGGGCGGCATAGTCGGCCATCACGCCACCTCGACCTGGCGCGCGGCGGCCGGCGCCGTCCGCTTGACCCACGGCTGGCCGGTACCCTTGGTGTAGATCAGCTTCAGGTGCGCCCGGCAGTAGTCCCGCGCCACCAGCCCCGCCCGCACGAGCATCACGGCCGCAGGCGCGCCGCAATAGCGCTGCCGCTGCCCGAACGGCGCGGCGGCGTCGTAAGTCGTCGGGCAGTGGCAATCCGCCATAGTCAGATCGTAGAGCGCGACATGGCGCGGCTCGGTCGACACGGGATCGGCGAGCGCCGCGCCATCGATCGGCAGCGGCGGCAGCGAGACGCCCTTGCGCCACGACCCGGTGTTCACCGCTGCGACCTTCGGCGCGGCCGGCTTGCGCGTCGGCACCTCGTCGCGCCGCAACAGCCCCTCCTCGACCGCCATGTCGATCAGGCGCTTCGCCTGCGGGCCACCGATGCCAAGGCGCAGCCGCATGTCGTGCAGCGACACGCCGCCGCGAATGAGCGACACCAGCCGGTTGAAGCGCGGATCGTCGCGCGTGATCTTGTTCGACGGGCCGGACTTTTCCGCCACCTTGCCCTTGGCCTGGCGGTCCCGGTAGAGCACGCCGAGGACGGTGTTGCGCGAGATGCCGCCGATCTCCTTCAGGATTTCGGCGGTTGAGCGCCCGGCGGCCGCCAACGCCACGATGCGCTCGTTGCGCGCGGAGATCTCCATGCTGCTCATCGTGCCCCCCTGGCCTGATCGAGAATGGCGCGCACGGCGCGGTAGGTGAGACCGGACGCCCGGGCGAGGCTGCTTTCGCTCTCGCCGGCGAGGCCGCGGCGCTGGACATCGGCGACAACATCGGCCCCGGCCAGCCGCGGCTCGCGGCGAAGCGCGCTGTCGTCGCGCCAGGCCGGTGAGGCGCCATCGACGAGGCGATACCCCCGGCCATAGACGTTCTCGACGCCCAGGCTGAGGGGCGCGAGCGCACGACGCAGCCGCACCGCGTAAACCGCGAAAATCTTGTCGTTGTCGGGACCGCCATCAGCGCGGGCGCCGTAGAGCGCGGCGAACAGCGCGTCGCACATAACCGCTGCCGGGTGATGGCTGAGGAGGATGGAGAAGATCTGCACTTCCTGCGGCCTGAGCCGGGCGGCTCGGCCATGCCGGACGACGACGCCCGATGGCTCGTCGACCAGGATCTCAAGCGGATCGACCGGCGCGCCGCAGCACGGGCAGCGCGCGGGGCGATCCGCCTCATCTTCCGGCGGTGCCACGGCCGCGACCTTCAGCGCCAGCGCCATGATCAGCGCTCCCGGCCGGCGACGACGCGCGGCCCCTTGGCGGCGGCGAGGTCGTCGCGGAACGCGTCGATGGCGCGGGCGACCGTGCTCGCGGCGCGGTCGAGCACCTCGGCCTCGGCCGTCGTGACGTGGCCATCGGCGAAGGCGGCCGCCGCCGACGCCACCATCTCGCCGATCGACTGCAGCACGCCGGCATGCCGGGCGATGATGTTCGTCGCCGAGCCACCGTCGCGGTCGCCATCGGCGAGGCGTCGGCCGTTGAGGTCCGCCATCACGGCGGTGATGAGCGGCTCGCCGCACTCGGCCTCGAGCGCCAGCGCGGCGGGAAGCGGGATCACGGCGGGGTCGCCGGTCGTCTGCCAGCGCGACACCTCGGTCTTCGAGGCGCGGGCGATCTCGCCGGCGCGGATGACACCGCCGCAGCGCGTCACGGCATCCCGCGTCGCCGCCTTGATACGGTAGAACCACGCATCGGAAATCGGGCTGGTGTCTGACGTGACGCTGTCGCGCATTTTCGCGGATCCGGGCAAGGGCTTCCCGTCACGGGAAAACGCCGAAGCGTTTCCCGTATTGGGAAGCGGAGCTGTGTGAGAAGTTCCGTTGCCTGAGGGGCGCGGACGCCCGTCAGGAGATCACGGGGGAAGCCGACGATGACGGATCATGGAACGGCCTCGCGATGGACGGGGGAACCCGCCGCCGCGCCGGGCTGGGTCGGGGGCGCGGCGGCGGGCGCGGCGTCGACAGGGTGCGACGCCGAAGGGATGGGACGCGGAACAGCCTCAGGCCAGGCGGCGCCCTCGGGCCAGTGGTCCGAGAACCATTGCATGGCCGCCTCGAACCGGCGGGTGTTGAGATCCGCGCCATTGCTCAACGACGTGAGCTTCTGACCGTCTCCGAACACGAGCTTCGACACACGGGACTCTGACAAGTGCCGAGCCCCGCCGTAGGCGGCCGCCGTGGTGAGGAGCTGAAGAACCATTCGCATGGGGCGAGTATGGGATATCCATATCCCGTGTCAAGCTACATTTAGCGCTTCGCCCATGGGTCTACGAAAGGATAATGCTATCCCATGAGCGAGATCGACAAGGCGCACGTCCTCCAGCGCATAGCGACGTGGCTCGAGGAAAACGACGTTGCCGAGAGCGTGCTGTCACAGCGCGCCGGCCGATCCACGTCCTACATCAAGAACTTGCGCACGAAACCGAAGCAACGCGTGACCTTCGATTTCGTCGAGGCCGTCGCCCGCGCCATGGGCAAACCGTTCGAGTGGCTGGCCTATGGACACGAGCCGGCGATCGGATCGGCCGGCGACACCTCCGGTGCAATACCGATCATCGGCATCGTCGCCGGGTCGATCTCCGGCCGGCCGTCGCTCGCTTCGGCCATGGGCTTCATTCATCGCCCGCCGGCGCTCGCCTTGGCGCCGAACGCCTATGCGATGTACGTCAACGGCTCCAGCATGGTGCCGAAGTTCGATCACGGCGACCTGATCGTGGTCGACCCCGACCGAACGCCCAAGCCGGGCGACGCCGTCGTGTTGCAGCTGCGCACCTTCGACGGCGACCACATCGCCACATCCATCAAACTGCTGGTGTCGATTTCTGATACGGTTGTGACCGTGCATCAACTCAACCCGGCCGGCACGATCCAGCACGCCCGCAGCGCGGTCGCCGCGATCGACAAGGTTCTGAAGCTGGCCGAGATCCTCTAGGGGGAACGGCTATGCGTCGCAGCACCGCGCTTTTTCTGTTCGGCCTCGCCGCGCTGGCGGTCTATCGCTATGGCGGGTTTGAGCCGGGATCGAGCGCCCAGATTGGTCAGGCGACGGTGACCCCAGGCTCCACGGGCGGCCGACTCGAGATCAACTTCGGCAATCAGGTTGGCTCGGTTCCCTTGATGGTCGTTGGCGTTGCGTCGAAGTACGGCGCGGCGGGCCTCGCCGAGAAATGGGCCTTCCATGATACGGCGCCGACCGTGCTGTGCGGCAAGACGTCCGTCGCCCTGGCGCTCGTCGGCAACCGGTACATTGCTCTCAACGGCAGGACGTCGGGCGAGCGCGCCCGCAGTCGGCTCTACGACGGCGCCGGCAATCTCCACAGCTTCATCGGCACCTCGGACAATCGCGGCCTGCGCAATGCCGGCCTGACTTCGCCCGGCGCCTCCGACATCGCGATCAACGAAACCACGGACTTCATGCTCCGCATGGCACTCGCTCAGCCGCGCTGCCAATAGATCGGGATACGCATATCCCATTTAGCGCTTGACGGGATATTCGTATCCCGTATAGGCTTCCGCTCCATTCTCACCTCGCACCGAGGATGGAGCTTATGCACCCCCATCAAATCCATGGTCGCGCCGTAGGCCTGCCGGGGATGGCCATCGCCATCTCCGGCGCTTTTTCGGGTGACTTTGTCGCCGCGCTCCGCAGCTGGGCGTTGTCGCCTCGGCGCCGCTGGCAGGGCTGGCGCCCCGCGAAGTGGTGGCATCGCCGGATGCGGGCCAAGTCGCACGCCGTCGCGCCCATGCCCGCGCCGATCCGCCGCAGCGCGCGGCATCGCGCCACCCGCGACTGGCGGAGGGCGTGATGGGCAATGCACTCGAAGCCCAGCGTCACATGATGATGGCGGACCTCGCCCGTCTCGACGCGGCGCTGTGCGGCAAGCTCGGCGGCGACCGCCGCGCGATCGCGAACGATCCGCTCCACGCGAGCATCTCCGCGGCGACGGATATCGTTGAGGTCAGCAACAACATCGAGCGCATGCGCGCCGTCATGAAGACGCTGATCGAGCAGGCCGTTATGCGCGGCCTGCCGAGCCCACCCGCCGAATGGCGGAGGCCGCAGGCATGATCTACGTCGCCAGCCCCTACAGCCACACCTCCGCCGCCGTCCGCCATATCCGGCGCCGCTGGGCCGAGGCGTTCGTCTACGAGCGCTTGTCGGTCGGGCAGGCGGCAGTCTCGCCGCTCGTTTCCATGGCGCCGCTCCACCTCGACGGGCTGGCGATGGCGTGGCGGATGCCGCCGCACGACGGCCTCGCCGCCGAGTGGCGCCGCGACCTGATGCGCCACGCGGACGCCCTCGCCCTCCTCGCCCTGTCCGGCTGGGAAACGTCCGCCGGCGTCGCGGCCGAACTGGCGTGGCGCCGCGAATTCCACCTGCCGATCGAGATCTGGTTGCCGCGCGGGTCGGTCACGACCGACGGCTTCCGCCGCGTCGCCCAAGGCGACCCCACCGACGCCGCCCTTCTGGAGGCCCTGACATGATCGTCGGATCGAACGCCATCCTCATCAACCGCGCGAGCATCCTGCAGGCGGTGCAGCGCTGGCTCGACGCCACCGTCATGGAGAGCGTTGACCTGACCCACCTGACGATCCTGCAGGTCGACGCCACCCACGAACTGACGTCGGGCGCGCCCGAGGACCTGATCGCGCGCATCGAGTTCGTGCCGCGCCCGATCGCCGTCGAGCCCGACCACGACGTCGCCGACGATATCCGCGCCGCGATCACCGAGCAGCGCGCCCTCGCCCGCGCGGCGTTCGCGCTCGACCCCGCCCTGTACGCCGGCCTCCCGCCGGACTGCCCCATCATTCCGCTGGCCGAACCGCTGACCGCCGACACGGCGGCCGTCGTCGCCGCGATCCAGGAGGCGAACCATGGCTAATCTGAAGTTCTATCCGGGCGACACCGCGATGACCCGCGACGGGCGCCGCGCGACGGTCGAGAAGAGCGACGGCGGCGTGCGTGGCTGGCCGATCCGCATCTGCCTGCCGAAGGGCGGGGCCATGACCGCGCGCCGGAGCGGTCGCACGAGCGATCTCAGGGAGATGCCCGAGGACCTGGTCGCCATCGTCGAGCGCGCCAAGCCGAAGGTATTGCCGACGAATGCCGAGGTCACCGCTGCCCCTAAGCCCGAGAAGCCGGCAAGGTCCGCGCCCGTCTTGAACCGCGTCAAAGGCGTCGGCACGCACATGCTGAACGTGCTGCCGGAATACGTCGAAGCCGCGTGCATTCTGGCGGAGGCGCTGGACGACCTGCAGATTGGCAAGGGATCGGATCGCCACACGACCGCCGCCGCGAGCATCGATTTCGCCGAGCAGGACTCGGCGTTGGCGACGCGGATGATGGGCATCGCCGGCCCCGGCTTCCAGATTATCAAGAAGACCGGCGAGGCCCGCCGCATGTTCGGCCGCGACGATCTCGCGGCCGCGCGCCTCGAGATGATCGGCGTCATCGGCTACGCGGTGCTCGCCATCATCTAAATCGACCGCAACAGCATCCCGTTCTGACCGCCGGCGCCGCCGGCCGTCGGCGGCGCTCCCACCCATGGGAGCATGCCATGCGTCATCCCGTCTTGCTCGCCATCCCGCCCCAGCCCGGCCTCATCCGCGCGACGCTCGCCGCCGCCGCGATCCTCGCCGCGCTCGCCCTCAACGCCGCCTGGCTCGACGCCGTCGCCCAGGCCTTGACCATGGTGGGTCCCTGACATGCCCAGCATCGCGACCCCGAAGGACCACGACCCGCGCCAGCACTTCCACGGCTACGCCATCGTGCGCGGCGGCACGCTGTACCCGTTCGAGGGCGAGACCTACGACGTCATCGGCGTCGAGGTCCTGAAGCCCGACGGCAGCATCGCCGGCCCCTATGTTGGCGGCCACGGCCTGCCCCGCCGGCGCAACGCCGTGAAAGTCGCCGCCGGCGACGTCGCCGCCCTGGTGCCGAAGTACCCGACGCAGTCGACGGTGTTCCGGATCCTGCGGGAGCGCTCGACGATGAAGACCCGCGCCGAGCCGACGCCGACGAAGCCGCGCCGCGTGGTGCCGCGAGTGGCGCCTAGGCTGTCCGCAGTGATGTTGTGGTCGACGGTGCTCCGTGATGCAACGAATTGGCGCCTTGATTTGATCCCGCTTCGCCGGCGTGCGCCGATGCTCGGCTTTTTAGCTGCGCTGCGGTCGCTGGGCATCGTCACGGGTCACAAGTCGGCCGCGGTCGGTAAGTCGACAACGCCGATGGTCATCATCCCTCACGATCGCGCGCGGAGGCGGGCTCATGCCTGACCCCGCCCTCACCTCGGCGAGCGACGGCATGGCCGAGGCGCTCGCCCGCCTCGCCCTGATCGAGGGCGATATCGCCACGCTGCTGACCGACGCGCATCGCCGCGCCGGCGAACTCTATGGCTTGACCAAGGCCGCCGCCGTCTGGCCACGCCCCGAGCGCGCGCCCGGCATCGAGCAGCTGCTGCGCGAGATGGAGGAGACGGCCGAAGGCATCGCCACCATCCCGAAACAGATCCGCCTTCGGCTGGCGCGCCTGCAGGCCGCCCGCGCGCCCGCCGCGCAACCCGCCCCGCCGCCAGACAACAGCTTCCGGGCCCGCCACCGGGCCGACGAGAGGACGTGACCATGACCGCCGCATCCGGCAACTCCCGCGCCGCCGACGAACTCATCTCCTTCCGCGATCGCTTCACCGTGCTGTTTCTGGAGCAGGAGGACTTGAACCGCCGGATCGGCGAACTGGTGACCGAGGCCAAGAGCCGCGGCTATGTCGTCAAGGCGATCAAGACGCTGGCGAAGCGCAAGCTGGAGACCGAGACGGAGCGCGCCAACCGCCGCGACTACGAGGCGCAGCTTGAACTCTACGCCATGACGACTGGCCAGGCCGAGGCGCCGCTTTCCGACGATGCGCGTCGACGCATGAGCCCGCCCGAACCTCCGGCCGACAATGGCCCTGATCATCAGGACGATGATGCGCCGCTCGCCCCCCCGTCGGACGGCGGTCTCGGCCCGACAGAGGCCGATATCACGGCCGCACATGCCGAGGGTGGGGTCGCATTCCAAGCCGGTGCCAAGGTCACGGACAACCCCTACCCGGCAGGCGACCCGCGTCGCCGCGCCTGGGATCAGGGCTTCTGCCTGTCGTCGGGATCGGACGGCATGGATATCCCCGCGCACCTGCGCCGGCCGGAGCGCCCGAAGAAGCCGGCCGCGCCGCCGACGGAGGAACCGGCCGCGCCGGAGGAGCCGGAGGTGCAGCCGGAGCCGGAGGACGCTGAATGAGCCCGCGTGACGTCGTCGACATGACCCCTACCCGTCTTGACCGTAGCGCCGAAGGGCAGCGCCAGGCTCTCGTGAGGGCACTCAGTGGCATCGGCGATGTGCTGATGCCGAGCGACGCCGAAGAGCCGATCTTGGCGACGGACACGCGCGCCGCTGTGTTCAATTGGCTGGCGGAACTGAATTTCCGCGTCGAACTGGCGGAGGCGAAGCTGAAGCCGCGCACGTCGGCCCTGTTCTTCGGCCCGCCCGGCTGCGGCAAGACGATGCTGGCACACCACATCGCCGCCCGGCTCGGCTTGCCCATGCTCAGCGTCGGCGCCGAGCACATGACGTCGAAGTGGGTCGGCGAAGGCTCGGAGAAGATGGCGAAGCTCTTCACCGCCATCGACGCCGCCGGGGGCAAGGCGCTCCTGTTTATCGACGAGATCGACGCCGTCGGCGTTCGGCGGTCTTCTGATGGTCAGGCGTCATCGCGCGAGCATGGCACGGTCATGACCGTCTTGCTTCGGCGGCTGGAACGATCCTCCGCCATCGTCATCGCCGCGACGAACCGCGAGGACGATCTGGACCCGGCACTGTTTCGCCGCTTCAACCTGCAGATTTCCGTCGGCTTGCCCGGCTTTGAGGAGCGGTGGGCGATCCTTCGCCACTACTTCACGCCCTATGCGCCCGACGAGGAACTCCTCGATACGCTCGCGCTCGCCACCGAGGGCACGCCGCCGTCCGTGCTGCGCCAGGTTGTCGAGACGCTGAAGCGCGCCATCGTGCTCGCCAAGCCGCTGCGCCAGCCCGTGCCGGGCTTCGCCGCTGACGCGCTCCGCCCCGTCGTCGGCGCCGTGCGGCCGCCGTCCGACTTCGGCACCCCGCCCTTGTGGGAGGCCAACGGCCTTTCCGACTTCACCGCTTTCCCTTGGCCGCCTCAGATGGACGCCGCCTCATGACACAGCCCCTCACCCGCCAGCCCGACGACCCCAGCGCCGGCACCAGAACGGTTTCCCCCGCCGACTACGCGGCTCACATGCGCACGCGCACCATCATCCATAACCTTCAGTGGATCCGCGCGACGACCTCGGGGCTGACGCCTGTCGACCGCGCCATCCTCGCTGAGGCGGCTTCCCGCCTCAACAGCATCGACCGCGACAACGTCCTGTTCGCGGTGATGGGATCCGGCCTCACCATCTTCGCGCTCTGGCTTGTGGGAGTTCTCTGATGTCCGGCAGCGTCAACAAGGTCATTCTCGTCGGCAACCTCGGCGCCGATCCCGAGATCCGCCGTACCCAGGACGGCCGGCCCATCGCCAACCTACGCATCGCGACGTCGCAGAGCTGGCGCGATCAGGCGACCGGCGAGCGCCGCGAGCGCACCGAGTGGCATCGCGTCGTCGTCTTCACCGAAGGTCTGGCCAAGATCTGCGAGCAGTACCTGAAGAAGGGCATGAAGGTCTATCTGGAAGGCCAGCTGCAAACGCGGGAATGGGACGATAACGCCGGCACCAAGCGGTACACGACGGAAATCGTGCTCGCCAGCTTCAACGCGACGCTGACCATGCTGGACAGCCAGCGCAACGGACCGCCGCCGGCCAGCTCGCCGGAGGAGTACGGCCGCCCGTCCGGTCGCGGCGCCACCGGCGGCGGCAACGCCTACCGCAACGCCAAGGATGGCGAGGGCGGGCGCGGCGGCGGCTTTGGCGCCCCGTCGACCGGCGGCGGCGCCGGCGACATGGACGACGAGATCCCGTTCTAAAACGAGGTGCGCCATGGACATCGGAACCCACGTTCGCATTCTCCGCCCCGGCTTAGTCATCGGCCACGTGCTGCCGCAAAACCGTCTCGACGGCACCATTGATCCCGATCGACCCTCACTCATCGTCGCGATGGAAGACCGGTTCGAGCTGCGCCAGCATCGTCGGTGTGCGCGCCGTGCCAAGGGTCCGGTCATCTCCCGGGAGAGGAGCATCATTCTTCGGCTCGCGCCGAACGACCTCGAGCCGATCGTCGAGCAAACGCCCGGCCAGCCGCTCGACGTCGTCGCGGCCGCCGATGCCGGCGAGCTGCGCCACGCCATCCGCTACGCCCTGGTCGCCGACGAGGGCTTCGAGTGGCTGAAGTCCTACGCCGCCGGCGAGCCCGGCGCGTGGGAGGAGCTTGCCGCCTGGGATGGCCGCACCGATCGCCCGAAGCCCGCCACCGTCAGGGACATGACCCATGGCTGACACCAACCACCGCCGGCGGTTTTTCGCCGAGGGCTCCCAGAGCCTGAACCACATGCTGGTCGGCCTCGGCAAGGTGCCCGGCGCGACCGCCCTCGAAGCCCTCGCCGATGCCGCGCGCGGCCTGGGCGGTGCCTTCGGCGCCGCGATCCTCGACAACGCCCCCGCCGCCGAACGCGACGCCTGGCGCGATCGCATCCTCCTCGAACTGCTGCACGGCGCCGGCGACGTCATCGCCAGCGAGACCGGGAAAGGGACAGAGCCATGAAACTCTCGGAGCTGATCGCCCGATATGGCGATGAAAACGTCACGTTTCAGAAGCTCGACGACTGCGTCTCGTCGTCGCAGATAACGAAGCAGGGCTCCCGGGCGACGTTTGTCACGCCCGAGAAAATCGACCTCGACGGCTTCGCCAAGCTCGGGCTGATCGTTTGGTTCGATCGTGCTCGCGTCGCCGAAATCATCGCCGCCGAGAAAGGTGGTGCCGCATGAACCCCGATCATTCCTCGAACATCGGAAACCCGCCGGAGCGGGTGGCGCGCCGGCATGGGACCAGCGAGGTCGATCGCCTCGCACTCGCCAAGGCGGAGATGAAGCGGGCTCGCCGGCGCACGCGGAACGCGCGCATCGCTGGCGATGACGTCATCGAGTGCGAACTGTGCTGCGAGCCGATCAGACTCGGCCAGCCCTGCCACTACGGCTTCGAAATGGTCGTCTGCGAGGCCTGCGCGCCGACCTACGAGGAGATCCGCGAGCCCGGCTTCTGGATCAACATGGACACCGGCGATCCTGTCCCGGAAGACGAGATCGAGGCACAGATCGCCGCCCATCTCGCCGCCGGCGGCAAGCTGACCGACAAGATCGTCGAGCCGAGGACCTAGCCATGACTGACCATCCCGCCCTCTTCCAGACATCCATGGTGCTAGCCATTCTGCACGACCTGAAGAACCAGACGCGCCGGGAGAAGCACCTGCGGCGATTTCGCCGCTTCGGTCGGATCAGCGAATTCGGTCGTAGCACGACCGCCGGCTATGACTGGCATTTCCGGGACCAGCAAGGGCGCTGGCAAGACCTGAAGCATGAGCAGATGCTGGCCTATCTGCCGTGGCACGTTGGCGACCGACTGTGGGTTCGCGAGACCCTACGCCGCTCCAACAATCAGCCGGATCTGTTCGTCTACGCCGCCGGCGGTGCCCTCGTCGAGTGCGGTGGCATGAACTACCCGACGATGGTGGAAGGGCGCGGTCATGTCGCGTCGATCCACATGCCCCGCTTTGCTTCTCGCTTCACGCTGAACGTCACCAACGTCCGGATCGAGCGGTTGCAGGACATCAGCCGAGGCGATGCAATGGACGAAGGTTGCCCGTTCTCAAATATGGCGGCTGGCCCAAACCCGAGAGATTGGTATCGCGACCTTTGGGACAGCATCAACGGCGCCGGCGCCTGGGATGCCAACCCCTGGGTGCCGGCCTACACTTTTACGGTCGCGCGACGCAACATCGACGAGGCCGCCCATGCAGCCGCGTAGCGCCCTCCTCGCCCTCGCCATCCTCCTCGCGGCCGCACCCGCCGAGGCCGAGACGATCTCCGGCGACCGCATCCACGTGATCGATGGTGACACCGTCGTCCTGCCGCCGATCGGCGGCGCGCGGGGTGAGCATGTCCGCCTCGTCGGCATCGACGCGCCCGAGCTGTCGCACCCGCGCTGCGCCACCGAGACCATCGCCGCCCGCGAGGCCACCGCGAAGCTGCGCCAGCTGCTCGCCGGCCAGCCGGTGACCGTCGAGCGCCACGGCCTCGACCGCTACGGGCGGACGCTCGCCCGTCTCACGACCCCCGCCGGCGACGTCGAGGATGCGATGCTCGCCGCCGGCCTCGCCCTGCCCTACGAGCCCGGCCGCGAGGCCTGGGCACGCCGGGCGGACTACTGGTGCAAGGAGACCATGCCATGAACGACTTCGCGACGTGCAAGATCGCAGCCGAGATGCCCGAGACCGATCCGTCCGTTGCTGTGTACTTCGACTTTTCGCGCATGGACGACGCCGATGCCTTCTTCGAGATCCTCGGCAAGGCCATTGAGAACGGGTCGATCAAGATCGGTCCGCTGCAGTTCCCGCCGGCAAAGACCGTTAGTGGAGCGGCAGACGAGACGGCGCCCACCGAGCTGACGGACATCGGCGACGTGGCGCAAGATGAGCGATGGAACGCTGGCGTGGACTTTGCGCTGCACCAGCTGTGCGCGTTTCTGTCGGTTGACCCGAGTTTGGTGCAGTGGGACGGCGGCACCGAGACGGCGGAAGGCGACGTGCGCGACGTCGTTGCCAGCGTTTTCCGCAGCTATTTCGGCGACGATTGGGAGCCAGGGGACTTGTCCGACACGCATCGGGTCGACCTCCTGCAGCGCGAGTATCTCAAGGTCGACCCTTTTCCGATGCCCACGCCCGGCGGTGACGATGCAGACGTCGGCTGGCGAGTGAGCCAGTACCACATGGGCAAGCCGGCCGAGCGCGTCGTCGCCGAGGTCTATATCGATGACGTCCGGAAGGCGATTGATGCCTCCGCCAATCAAATCAATCGCGCCGCAGCGCACGAGACCTGACCATGCCGCCTCGCCGCGCCAGCCCCTCGAAGATCCCGGAAGGCGCCTGGCCGCGCCGGATGCCGGCCGCCATGGCGGCGGGCTATTGCGGCGAGGCCTCGGTCGATGATTTCTTGTCGCGCGTGGGCACGGAATATCCCCGTCCCCGCGTCGACGAGGGCTCACGCAAGCTATGGCTAAGGGACGATCTGGACCGGGCGATCCTGCCGGAGACGCGCCCCTTCGACGCCGCCGAGGTGTTGTGATGATCGAGCACCAGCTGCCGCGCTTCACCCGCGCCAAGCGCCTGAAATCCGGCGCGACCGCGTTCTTCTGGGAAGTACCAAGCGCCTATCGCAAGCTCGGCTGCGCCATCAAAGCCGAGCCGCTCGGCAGCATCATCGCCGTCGCCTTCGCCCGCGCCGCCGGCCTGAATGCCCAGTTCGACGAGTGGAACATCACGCGCAAGGGCGACACCCTGCCGGAAAAACGCACGCCCGTCGGCACGGTCGCGTGGCTGTTCCGCACCTATCGCACCTCGCTCGGCTTCCTCAACAAGGTCTCGCCGCGTTCGCGACCGGACTATGAGCGGGTGATGCAGGAGGTCGAGGACTGCCGGACGAACGACGGCCGCACCGTCGGCCAGCTGCGCATCGACTCGATCTCGCCCGCCGCCGTCGACAAGATCTATCGCCGCATCATCGAGCAGCCGCGGCAGCGTGGCCGCGCCGGCGCCGGCCGTCGCACGGCCGACGAGAAGGCCTCCGGCGGGTCGGGTGAACGCCTGCGCCAGGCGGAGAAGGCGGTCACCATCGCCGCCCGCGCGTGGAAGGTGGTGCAGCGGCTGCATCCCGAGTTCTTCGCCGAAGCCGTGCCGAACCCGTGGGCCGGCGTGGAGAAGCGCAAGCGGACGATCCGCGTCAAGCCGGCGGTCACACGGGCGGAGGTCTACGCCTTCGCGCGCGGCGCCATCGCGCTCGGCAAACCCGAGGCCGGCGCGGCCGCCGTGATCTGTTTCGAGTGGCTGCAGCGGCCGGAGAACGTGCTGGCGGGCTACGTCCAATGGAGCAACTACCGGTCATCAGCGCACCCGGCCGAGGTGAAGATCGAGCACCACAAGACCGGCGCCGTCGTCTGGCACTGGCTCGAGGATCCCGAGACCGGCGAGCGCTACTACGACGAGGCCGAGGCGATCCTGGCGGCGACGCCCAGGCGCGGCATCGCCATGGTCCTGAAGCCGAAGCCGGACGGCACGGCCGAGCCCTACACGCCGAACCTGATGGGCAATCTGGTGCGCACCCTGCGCGGCCAGATCGAGGGCGTGCCGCCATATTTCTCGCTCGACGCCTGTCGCCACGGTGGCATGACCGAGCTGGAGGAAGCCGGCCTCACCGATGGCCAGGGCCGCGCCCTCTCCGGCCACCGCTCGCGCCGCGCCTATGAGGGCTATGCCAAGGACACCGCCAAGCGCGCCCTGACGGCGACGCGGAAGCGGTTCGGAGCGGGAGACTGA